GTAAATTCTGAATTGTATTTAAAACGTAATTATTTTGTTGATGATTGTTTAACTTTAGAAATAACCAAAATTTTAAATCCTAAGATTATTGAATATGATAAAGAACAAATTACTTTAAAAAACGAACAATTTTTATTAATTGAAGAAATTAAATTTTATTCCAAAAAATAGACTACTAGGAGTGTAAAATGAAACCGTATTTAGCTTTAGACATTGAAACCACCGGTATTAATTTAGAAAAATCTCAGGTTATTCAATTGGCCGCTGTTTTTGTTAATCCTGGTCAACCGGAGTTGATTTATAATAAAATTATTTATCACAATGTGTTGCAATATGGTGAAAGTTTTGCCCTTGGTATGAACGGGTGGATTTTTGAAAGTATGCATAAACCAGGTGATATTCCAGTAGCATACCCAGAAGGTGCTAAAAGTCAATGGATGGATTTTATTGCAATGTGTTCAGAGTTATCCGGCGGAAAGATTACAGTTGCCGGTAAAAACGTAGCAGGATTTGATTTGCCTATTTTAAAAAATAATGGGTTTAGTGTAGATCAGTTTAAACATCGCGTTATTGACGTAGGAACACTTTATCTGCCAGATTTTGGATATGTTCCAACACTTAATGAAATTAATAAACTTAATGGTAGAGAGGTTGTTTCACACAACGCATTAGATGATTGTTATGATGTAATTGCGGCAATCAACAAAAAAGTTTTATGAACCATATTTGCTATAAATTATCGTATTTTTTTCACTCAGAAGAAAAATGTGTTATTATTAAACCTGAACAAATAAATATTTTACGTGCTGAATATTTTAAAATGTTTGGTTGTTCAATTTCTGAAAAAAGTATAGATTATGATATTTATTGCACAAAACAATATGGGTTTGTTGAAGTTTTAACCGTAAACTGGTCACATTTAATACAGGTTGTAGATAAAAAAATTACTTTTATGAATGAAATTAATAACTCTATTGAAAAAGTTTTAGCCTAACATGAAACCTTATTATTTATTTGCTCAATCTGGGTTTGTTAAAGTTTATAAATCGTTTTCTGGTATTACAATTGAATCTAACTTAATTTCTTTTAATAAAGAACAGTTGATTAAACAACTAAAAGAACTTATTGTTTATTTGGAAAAACAAAAATAATGCAACTAACCTTAGATTGGGGTAATCCCACATTTTTATCTGAATATTGGGAAAATAAACGGTTACAAACGTTTGACATTTCCGTTAATAATGATTATATTTACGGTAATCTTCCAAAATTAGAAAAAAATATACGAGAATTACATAAAAATCAAAAAAATTGCAAGGTTGACGGTAAGTACATTGTCATTGGTAACGGTGCAACGCAGATTTTGTCCGGTTTAATGCACGTTTTAACCGATTATAATAAAGTTTATGCTAAAGCGCCTTACTTTTCACGATTTCCTGTCCTAGCAAACATGAATTTTATGACTTGGGACAAAGAAGAACACAAAAAATCTTTACAAATTATAACTTATCCAAACAATCCCGATAATTCTACAGAAATTTGTGTAAAATCTGATAAAATCATCTACGATTTAACTTATAATTGGTCAACTTATTGCAAAACTATTAATTTTGATGAGGATATTAGTGTTTTTAGTTTATCAAAAGCAACAGGGCACGCTTCTGCACGGATTGGATGGGCGGTTCTTGAGGATAAGCAATTAGCCGAAGACCTTAAAAATTATATTGAGCACAATTCTAATGGAGTTAGTTTTTATTCACAAGAAATTGCTTGCTTTTTGATAGAAAATTGTGTAAAATATGAAGATAATGTATTTTTGTATGGTAAAAAAGAATTAGAGTATCGTTGGAATGTTATTAAGAGCTTAAATCTACCGTTTGAAGTATTAAATTCATCAGGTATGTTCCTTTGGTGCAAAGGAGAATGTCCAAAAGAGTTAATTGGAATGAATGGTAGTTGTTTTGGTGTTTCTAATGAGTATTTTAGATTAAATTTAGGTACTACTGATAAAAATATTAATAAATTGAAAGAAATGTATGGAAGATAATAAACAACCCCAAAAAAGAGTGTGTAAAAATTGTTTAAAAGAAGATTTTCGTATTTTAGCTGGTAAATGGGGTAAGGATAAGCGTTTTGTTAATTTAGATGGTAAGAATTGGAATGGTAATGTGTGTCCTTCATGTAATACCGTAAGGGTGCGTTATAAAATGCGGGAACGTCGAGAAAGGGATAACAGTGGAACAGGAAATCAAGCCTAGTACAGAAGTTGTTATTAAAGACCAAACTGAGGAAGTTGAGATTTTAGCCACTCGTGTTAAACAATTTCAACTGATTCTTACCAATGCTGAAAAAGTCTTTGTAACTTTAGATGATGAGGTTACAAAAACAGAATATCTAAAAGAAATTCGACCTTTGGTTAAGGATTATGAAAAAATCATTTTAAAAACCAAAACTACGTTAGAAGAACATTTTAAATGGGAAAAAAAAGAAAATAGTCCTATTAATTTTTCTTTTCGTAAACTATATAAGTTTATGGACAAAGAACACAAAGGTTTTTTAGCTGCTAAAGGATATTAATGAATTTTTATACCATTGTAAATGGTGAAACACACACTACTATTTCTATAGATAAAAAATATAAAAATGTTATTTATTTGTTTTTAAATGAACTTGAAAATGATTTTGATTTTATAAATAAATCTAAAAATGTTTTTCCAGATCATGGTCATAATGAAAGATTAGACGCCGGTAGTATTGTTAGAATTTATAGGTATAAAAAAGAGTTAGCAGAACAATTTTTAAAACAATCTGTTGAATATTGTGTAGCTAAAGAAGAAAAACGAAAAAAGCAAAACAGATTTCATTTTTCTATTAATCAATTTGATCCAAAAATTATTATTATTAACAGTAATGATGAATTTGAAAAGTTTAATAAAAAATGGTTGTCTTTTATAACTGATTTACAAATTAAACAGTTAATTTAAATTTTAAAGATTCTATTTTTGGTTGGTCTAGATTGTAAATGTATCCATTGAATCGTCTTAGTTGGATCTTCCATATATAAGTCGCATTGTTCTAATACTTGTTGATTAGCCAATACCCATTCTTTAATTTTCCCATCACTATCTCTAAAATCTACCGCTTGACAAAATAAATGAGCACTGTTCTTAGCTCCTCCGGCCTTACTGTTAAACGTTCCAGGGCGATATCCGCTTGATACTACTAAGGGCTTACCATAAGCTTGTCTAAACTCATTTAAACGCTTCCACAAAATATCTAGATTAGCTTCTAATTCTGGTGTCAAAGGATATTCTTTATCCCTACCCATTAATATTTCTTGTTTGGTAATAAGATTATAATTTTTTGGCGTTTGGATTACGTTTGATGTTGCGTTTGTTTTTTTTGTATTTAACAGTATCTTCAGCAATAGGTTCAGCATAACCGCATACCCCACATTTCATATAATATTCAAATTCAGGGTGTTCTTTTAATAAAGCCACCTTGCATATAGGACAAACCCCGCCATTTGATATAGTTTTCATATAATAAATGTTATTATTAAACAAAATGTACTTTATAAGCGCATCTCTTTAATTAAAACGATGAAATTTTAACATTTATATATAGATACTATGAGATTTATCAAATACTAACAGTCATTTTTATGACAAAGGTTTGAAAAAATAACCAAGTAATAGAGTAGTTTACGATAATAATCTCTTTATAATTAAAGGTTTATATGAAAAATGACGTTACACGCGTTATTATTTTGTCGTCTTTTGTTGTTTACTTGACAAAAGCGTTATTAACTACTCCTTCTTTTGCCGACGCTTCTATTCTTCTTATTTTAGGTGCGTTTTACGGATATATGGAATTTAAAGCCGATAAGATTGAACTAAATCAAAACCGTATTCGCCTAGACGAAATTGAGGCTAAATTACTTGATTTAGATAAAAAAGTTAGCACGGTTAAAGTTGCACAAGGATTTAAAAATTTAGGACAGAGATAATAAATGGCAGATATCACGGAAATTTATAAACAATTTAAAACCACCGCTGAGCTACAACAATATTGTAATAGCCAATATAAAACGATTTTAGAATTAACAAAAAAACTTCAATTACTTGAAGATGAGAATAAACATCTAAAACAATTGTTTGATGGTAGTACGGTTATTGTTAATAAAGTTGATAAGTATAAAGAATATTCAAATGAAGAAGCCGTTTGCATGGAACAAATTGATCGTTTAAAAGAAGTTTCTACAGCCAGAGAACTTTCATATGAAGAAGCCAAAAAATTAGATATTTATACCAAATTGTTATTAAACATTCAAAGTAAAAAATCTCAAGAAGAAACTGGTTTGAGTTCAATGAATGAAGCAGATTTATTAAAGAGTTTGGAAAATGGCAAATCTTAATTCTCAACTTGCTAAACAAGAATTGTGGCGTCGTGGTAATTTATCTTTTAAATTAGACCCAGCGCAAAAAGATATTGTAAAAAAATTAAACGATAATAACCAAAAAATTAATGTGGTGTTATCTTCTCGTCGTTTGGGTAAATCTTACATGGCTTGTATTCTAGCCGTAGAAACGTGTTTACGTAAACCCAATTCCAGTGTTAAGTTTTTAGCTCCAACTAAGTTAATGATTGAATCTATTATTACACCGTTGCTAAATCAAATTTTTGAAGATTGTCCGGAGAAACTTAAGCCTGGAAATAATAAAAGTAAATACACATATCATTTTCATAATGGAAGTCAAATTCAATTAGCTGGGTCTGATGGTGGACACGCAGAAAAACTTCGTGGTAGTTTTGCTGATCTTTGTATTGTAGATGAAGCTGGGTTTTGTAAGGACCTTACTAATACGGTTAGAAGCATTCTTATTCCTACAACTCTTAACACCAAAGGTAAGATTATTCTTATTAGCACACCACCTAAAGAAGTAGACCATGATTTTGTCACTACGTTTTTAGAAGAAGCAGAATTAAACGGAAGTCTAATTAAAAAAACTATTTTCGATAACCCCCGTATTACAAAAGAAGAGATTGACCAAATTTTAGTAGCTTATCCGGGCGGAATTAATAACATTGAATTTAGACGTGAATTTTTATGTCAAATTATTAAATCGGTTGAAGATTCTGTGCTTCCGGAATTTGATGATGTACTTATTGAAAAAATTGTTAAAGAATGGAAAAAACCACCTTTCTATGATGCATACGTTGCAATGGATATTGGTGGTAGAGATTTAACTGCCGTTGTATTTGGTTATTATGATTTTATTAAATCAAAGATTATAATTGAAGATGAATTAATAATGGATTTCCAAGAACAAAGTAATACAATTAAAAAACTTTGTGATGATATTTATAATAAAGAAAAAACACTTTGGGTTGACCCATTAACAAACGAATTTATTAAACCGTATTTAAGAGTTTCAGATATTAACTACATTGTTACTGAAGAAATTTATAAAACAAGTGCTGGACGAGTTAATTTTGTCACTACTAAAAAGGATGATAAAGAAGCCGCAATTAATAACCTAAGAGTTATGTTGGGAAGTGAAAAAATTATTATTAATCCAAAATGTAAAAATCTTATTAGACATTTAAAAAACGTTAAATGGTCTAAAAATAAATCAACGTTTAAAAGAAGTCCAGATAATGGACATTACGATTTAGTCGATGCTTTAGTGTATTTTACTCGAAGTGTTATTTATAATAAAAATCCGTACCCGTCATATTATAACATGAACACAAAAGATTTAATGGTGTTAAAAGAACCACGTAAAAACAATGAAAATACGGTTAATGCTTTTAAAAAAGCTTTTAGAATTAAAGGAAAATAATGATTGCAGGATTAAATAACTCAGCTACATATTTTGCTAGCGATAAACCAGAAGCCCTGGCACACGAGTTAATGGACCGTTCTAAGGGTTTTTATCAAACAATGAAAGCCAACCTATACCTCACCAAGATGGCAGCGTGCTGGCGCTTCTATCACGGTATTTTTGCTGCTGGTTTTAATACCGACCACCAAGTGTCTTTTACTGGTGAACAAGGCGAACTAGTAAACCTTCCTGTTAACCATTTTCGTAATATTGCACGTCATATGTATGTGATGATTACCTCTAATCGTCCTTCAATGGAAGCACGAGCTATTAACACAGACGCTAAATCATTGGCTCAAGCAACTCTCGCAAACGGAATTTTAGAATATTACATGCGTGAAAAAGGTTTAGAAGAAGCACTGAAACTTGCCGTTGAAATGTCTATTGTATTAGGTGCTGCGTTTATTAAAATGGAATGGAACGCTACTGGCGGAGAACCGTTTGATTTTGACCCTGAAACTGGTGAGTACAATTATGAAGGTGAAATTGAGTTTTCTAACCTTTCACCATTTGACGTGGTGTTTGATGGTACAAAAAACACCTGGTCTAATGAATGGATTTTAACTCGTACTTTTAAAAACCGTTTTGACCTTGCTGCAAAATATCCTGAACTAAAAGATAAAATTTTAGATCTACCAAATAAAGCAAGCATTGACATTTATCGTTTAAGCTTGTGGTCAAATGATAAAACAGATGATATTCCAGTTTATGAATTTTTCCATAAACGAACAGAAGCATTACCTGAAGGTCGATATTTATTATTTTTATCTGATGATATTATTTTATTAGATACCCCAATTCCTTATCGCTCACTTCCTGTATTTAGAATTGCTCCAGAAAACTATATTGGAACGCCGTATGGTTATACGTCAATGTTTGATATTTATCCAATTCAAGAATGCATTAATAGCTTATCTTCAGCTATGATGTCAAACCAAGAAGCAACTTCTGTACAAAGTTTTTATATTCCTAGAGGTGCAGATTTAGATGTATCAGCACTTGAAGGTGGAATGACTATTATGGAAGGTAATGCTAAACCTGAAGCCATTAACCTTGAAGGTACTGCTGACTCTACTTTTAAAATGTTAGATTTAATGATTCAAACAGCAGAAACATTATCAGGAGTAAGTAGCGTCACTAGAGGCAATCCTGAAGCATCATTAAAATCAGGAACAGCATTGGCTCTTGTACAATCAATGTCATTACAATTTATCTCCGGCTTACAACAAAGCTATGTAAGTTTAATCGAAGATGTTGGAACGGCTTTGGTAGTTTATCTTAAAGATTTTGCTAAAGCACCTAGAGTTGCAGCAATTGTTGGTAAATCTAATAAAACCTATCTAAAAGAATTTACCGGTGATGATTTAGATAGCATCAACCGTGTAATTGTTGATGTTGGTAATCCATTAGCACGTTCTACTGCTGGTAGAGTGCAGATGGCAGAACAATTATTACAAATGAAGCTTCTTAAAAACCCAGAACAATATTTTCAAATTATTAATACGGGTAAATTAGAAGTTGCTTATGAAGGTGAACAACATGAGTTGTTATTAATTAAACAAGAAAACGAACAACTAATGGTTGGTAATAGTCCTGTTGTTTCTCCTTTAGATAAACATAGAGCACATATTAACGAACACAAAGCTGTAATGGCCGACCCTGATATTCGTTTAAATCCGCAATTGCGTGGTGCTGTTATGGAACACATTCAAAAACATTTGGATGCGTTGCGGACAGTAGACCCAGCATTACTACAAATGATTGGTGAAGAACCTTTACCACCTGTTGGAATGCCTGGTATGCCTCCTGAACAGGGTGGTGGTCCTCAAGGTGGGGGTTCAATGGAAGGTATGATGAGTGCTCCAAGTTTAAATTTACCAACAAATGAACAAGCTATGCAAGAAGCCGGTTTACCCCCACTTCCAAAACCAGCACCGCCACTTGAAAATCTACCAGTGACGCCTGATCAAATGCCAGTATAATAAAGGAATAAAGTGTTATTAAGAAAACTTGGAATATTTACCTTAGCCGCAGTTGCTTTTCTTTATCTTGCTAATAAAGAAGAAATTCATCGTTATCAATTGCGTTCTCAAATGACAGAAGCAACTGTTATGTTGATAAATCCAACAAAAGGCGGTGGAACCGGGTTTGCTGTTGAAACAGAAAACGGTGGTAAATATATCCTAACTAATGACCATATCTGTGATTTAGCTGAAGAAGATGGCACGATTTTTGCTAAAGAACAAGATGACCTCATTCCTTTAAAAATTTTACACCGTTCTCCATACACCGATTTGTGTTTAGTATCACCTTTATTATATAAAACCCCTTTACAATTAGGAAATCATTATTATATTGGTGAAAAGGTATTTATTGCTGGACACGGACGCCTATATGATGATACAATGACAGATGGTGAAATAGTACAAAATAAAAGAGTTATGGTGGGTGTACGAGAAGTGGACACTAAAGAAGAGTGTGAAGTATTACCAAAATATAAATACGTTGAAGTCAACATGATGTTTATGGCACTAAAAATATGTGCTATTGAAGTTGACGCAATGATTACTACCGCGCCTATTCTCCCAGGCAACTCAGGTTCTCCGGTAGTTAACCGAAGTGGTGAGCTAATAGGAGTAGCTTTCGCTTCCGGTTCTAATGACATAAACAGGGCATGGGTAATACCGCTAAAATCAATTCAGGATTTTTTAAAGCATTATTAAGTGTTGTTTTTTGTATTTCTTGTTCTCAACAACAACCTGTTGTAATTGATGACCGAGATTTATTATTGGAACAATTTTTAAGTGCAATTAAAAAAATTGAATCTAGTGATGGTAAGTATATTAACCACGCTATTATTCAAAAAGGACCATATAAAGGCTATGCCGCGATTGGTTCCTATGGTTTATTACCAACAACGGTAAGAGAATTAGTAGATACATATTATAAATCGTTTTTAGTAATTAGACATTGTTCTGATGAAGATTTTGCATATTTAGTTGTTGCTAATCCAGCAATTGAATATTTGTTAGCTAAAAAATTAGCTATAAAAATTCTAGAAAAAAACAATTATAATTTAATACGCTCCGCTTATGCGTGGAATGTTGGACATAATAAAGATTTAAGTAAAATAAGTGAAGAAAAAATTTTAAATAATGTTAATGCTAAAAAAATGAAAGAGATTTTAACTCCTTCTATTTTTAGTGTATTTTGAAAGGTTAATATGAAAAATCCTACAGATAATACTTTTTCTGGTATAAAAGGTCTTCTTAAAGAAGGTTATAGCAAAAAGAAAATGGGCAGTGAAGCCGCTGTACCTAAACAAGTCAAAAAAATTAAGTTTAAACTATTAGAAGGTTTAAACAAAGGTAATAACTTTACCAAAAAATAGTTATTATATTTTATTACGTTTTTTAATATTTTCAGAATCCCACAAAGGTTGTAAGTTTGTATAATGACATAATTTATACAATTCTTCAACCGTTTTGGCTTTTGATAATGGATAAATATGGTCTAAACTCCAATATCCATTTCCTTTGCCTTGATTATCCCAATTCATTCCAGGTTGAAATAGTTTTTCAATATAAACTTTAAGTTCTTCTGGTGAACAACCAATGTATTCATTAAATTTTTCTTTTTTATTCCAATTTTTACTTTTTAACATAGCATAAGTTCTATTTCTAATATAATCTTTTAATTTAAATAAATTATTTTTGCGTTTATTTTTCATTCTGGTTTTGGAATATAAATTACTATGAATTTTAAAACATTTTTTTGAACATGTTTTTTTCTTAATGGTTTGCGACATAATACAAAAGCAGGTAGAACATGTTTTAACTTTAAAATTCTGTATTCTTTTTTTAAGTTTTGTCATTTTTTTATATTTATTGTCACATTCTACAGAACAATAATTGGTTTTTTTTAATTTAATAGACCAATAAAATACTCTATTGCAGTATTTACAACAAAGCAATAAATTAAGATTTTGTAATTTTTTATAATAGTTTATTTTATTTTTAAGACGTAAACAATTGAAATTATTACAATTTATTTTATTTTTATATTTACTAACAAATGTAATATTACAAAATAAGCATTTTCTCATAATATTTATATATTAACACAAATTATTATAAAAAACAAGAGTTATTTTAACATTTAATAATAGAGGCATTATCCCAATGTGGGACATGCTTTTCCAAACTATCTATTATTAGACGTTTTAAAGGAATTATATGTCTGAACAAGTATCCGCTCCTGTTGCTGCACCCGCAGCTACCGCTCCAGTAGAAACCCCTTCTACCGCACAAGAAACCAATCAAAGTCCTGCTGAATTAGAAGCTGGTGCTATTGATGGTGTTGAATCTGAAGAAGGTTCAGAAGAAGCCTCTGAAGAAACCAAACCAGAAGCTAAAAAACGCATCAAGCAATTAAAATTAAAAGTATTTGGTAAAGAAGTTCTTGAAGATCTTCCGTTTGAAATTGATGAAGATCCTAAAGTAATGGAATACCTACAAAAACAACTTCAATTAGCTAAAATGGGTCACAAAAATGGACAAGAAGCCACAACCTATAAAAAACAATTAGATGATGTTGCAGATTTCTTAAAAGGTGCTAGCCAAGATCCTAAACAAGCACGAGAATTATTAAAAGAATTAAAGATTGATGAAGCTAAGCTCATCGAATCTATTTTAGAAGAAGCTGAAGAACTAGCCAAAAAATCCCCAGAACAAATTCAACGTGAAAAACTTGAAGCCGAACTTAAAGCTTTAAAAGATGAACGCGAGCAAGAAAAAAAGCAATCTGAAGAACGTGAATTCCAACGTCTTGTAGAATTAGAAACTCAAAAATACGATCAATCTATTGATGAAGCTGTTTCTTCTAGTAGCCTACCTAAATCTGAATATGTCATTAAAAAAGTAGCTGATTATATGTTAATCGGTTTACGTAATGGTATTGATGTTCAACCTAAAGATGTTATTTCTTTAGTTGAAGAAGAAGTTCACGCTGAGTTTAAACAAATGATTGAACTTATGGGTGAAGATAAGGCCGAACAGTTTATTGGACAGGATGTATTAAAGAAAATCCGTAAGAAAAATTTAGCTAAGGCTAAACCAGCCGTTCCAGTAAATAAAAGTGTTCTATCAACTAGCAATAAACCTAAAGAAAAACAAGATGTTAACTCTAAAAAACAAACATTTAAAGATTTCTTAGGGGTTTAATACACAATTTATTATTTTAGTCAACACTTATTTTAACATTTAGTTATATAAGATTTTGTCTTTTTAAAACTTCTCCTACGACTTTATGTAACCTTACGGGCATAAATATCCAACCGGAAGTCGATAAAAGCGAACAATAACAATAATTAACAATATATTACAAGGAGTAATAATGTCTGCTTTTGAAGCTAAAAATGAATTAGTTCGTGGTAGGCAAGATAAAGTTCAAAGCCTAGTAATCCCGCTTACAATTGCTGGATCTGCAACCGCTGCGAACGTTGTTTGCCGAAACGATGAGCCCGGTTTTGTGTTTTTACAAACCGAAGGTGTTGATCAAATTACTGCTGCGCTAAGCACTAACGAAACTGCTACTTATACTACTGCCGCTAACGACGCTAACGGAATTTTCCGAATTCTCGTTAAAATCGACGAGCCAGTTGTAAAAGTTTGCGGCGCTTTTCTAAGTCGTCGTTCTGCTGCTGCACAAGAACCTGTGTTCTTAGGTAGTGCTACCGGTATTACCACTGGTTCAGGTGGTGGTCAGTCAATCATGCTTGTTGCCGATTCTGCACTCGCCCTTAACAGCGGGTCAAACACTCTCGACGCTTGCTTAATTGTTCAATACGTTGCTGAATAATTTAAATAAATAATAGGAGAAATAAATGTCTGCTACAGCTAATACGTGGGGAAATCCTGCAGGGGACGTCGGTACCCTTAATGGTCTTTTTAAAGAGACTTATGCCGATAAATTAAAAGAATTAATTCCAGATGGAGTTAAGGTTCTAAACATGATTAAGTTCATGCCTAAAGGCAAACAGCCTGGTAACCTTTTCCACCAACCAGTGGTGTTAGGTCTAGAACACGGTATTACGTTTGCCGGATCTGATGAAGATGCGTTCAATCTATTACCGCCTGTTGCTGGTCAAATCAAAGATGCACAAGTAAAAGGTAATCCTAAAGTATTACGTTCACTCCTTGGTTATGCTGCTGCTTCACGCGCTGCACAAGGCGGAGCGCAATCTTTCATGGACGCTACTAAATTTCTTGTAGCTAATATGCTCCGTTCCATGGCCAAAAAGCTAGAAATCGAAATGCTTTATGGTCAAATGGGCTACGGCGTTGTTGAAGGAACCCCTGCTGGTGCAGTCATTACGATTGAAACCGCAGAATGGGCACCTGGAATTTGGGCTGGTGCTGAAAATATGCCAGTTGAAATCCGCAATGCTGCTGGTTCAACGTCTCGTGGTGAATTCACTGTTGTTTCAGTGGATCTCTCTGCACGTACCGTCACTCTCAATGCTTCAGCACAAGCTGCTGGTGTTGTTGATACTGATGTTATCTGGCACAAAGGCGCTTACGGCAATGAATTTGCTGGCGTTCACAAAATCCTCAGTCAATCAACCGGAACGTTGTTTAATATCAACGTTGCAACTTATAACTTATTCCGTGGAAACAGCTTCTCCGCTTCAAGTGGTGCGCTATCTTTCGCGAAACTAAGCGAAGCTGCTGCACGCGCGATTGAAAAGGGTCAAGAAGGTAAACTAGTTGCACTTATTAACGTTCGTGCATGGGCTAACCTACTAAACGACCAAGCTGCGCTACGTAAGTATGATGACAGCTATAGCAAAAAACGCCTAGAAAACGGCGCTGAAGCTCTAACCTTCTATTCTCAAAACGGTGAGATTGATATTATGCCTTCAATCTACGTTAAAGAAGGTTATGCTTACTTGCTAAGCACTGAAGAATGGTCACGCGTTGGTTCAACGGATATGACTTTCAATATCCCTGGCCGCACTGATGAGTTCTTACGTCAAGCTACGGATGCTGCTGCTTACGAACTACGCTTGTATACTGATCAAGCTGTGTTCTGCGCTGCACCTGGACGCAACGTGTTAATTAACTCTATCGTTAACAGCGAAGTTTAATTAATAAAAATATATAGTTAAAGAAGGGTCGGGAAGAAATTCCCGGCCTTTTTTATTTTATTATATTTAATATATATTTTGAGCTTATTTTAACATTTAATTATAGATGATTGTAAAAGGTAAAGGATAATAATGCCTGAAATTGATATTGGCGGGACAATAATTGATATCCCAAATACAGGCGCTCAGCCTATCTGGTCTGAACCTGTTATTGCTGGTTTTGAGGCTACCGCAGAAGCCCTATCCGGTTTAGTTGGCGCTGGTGACATTAGCCGACAAGAATTTACTCTTAATAACTCACATAACCCCGGAACAGACATTGTTTTAACGGGTTTAAGTTTTAATCCAACTTTAGTACGTGGTGCTTTTATTAACTATACAGTTACTCGTAACACCACAAGTCCAACAGCCACTATTGTTGAAGTTGGTAATATGAATATTATTTATAACGGTGAAAACTCAAGTGGTTTAAAGTGGGAATGCCAACGTGAATATGTTGGTGATGCACAAATTACTTTTTCCGTTCAAGATGACGGTCAATTTTTATTTACAACCGCAGCTATTGGCGGAGTAACACATACTGGAACAATTGCATTTACTGCTACAGCATTGTTACAATAAGAAAGATTTTACATGGCTACAGGATTTAAAAATTTCTTTGGTGGAATAACACTAGTTCCAAAATCAGTTTCTACGGTGTCTGCTGGCGGAGATATGGAATTCCTTTCAAGTGTTAGCAAAGCCAATTTACACAATGGAATTTCTGCTAGTCCAGTAGTAACAGAAGCTCACGCGGCTACACTCACTAATAAAACTATTAACGGTAATGATAACACTATAACAAATATTCCTGATAGTGCATTACCCGCCGACATTGTTTATACAAACGATGCACAAGTCCTCACAAACAAAACTTTGGGCACAACTAATACTGTCAACCTACTTGATAGTCAATTCACGCTCCAAGACGGTGCTAGCCCGTCTAAAGCGGCTAATTTTGAACTGTCTGGTATTAGTGCATCTACGACACGAGTTATTAGTGTTCCTGATGCTGATATTACTTTAGTTGGAACAGATAACGCTCAAACTCTTTCTAATAAAACATTAGATAATACATCTGCAATTGATATTAAAGATAGTGAATTAGTATTAGAAAACGCTGGTGATTCTGATGTTAAAGCTAGATTTGATTTAACCGGGTTAGATTTTGGTGTTACCACAGTATTTAATATGCCAGTTGGTGATACTACCTTAGTTGGAATAGATTCCACTCAAACATTAACAAATAAAACTATTAATGGTAGTGTAAACACGGTAACAAATATTAATTTGGCAAACCAAGCAAGTGGTGCGGCTACTAACGGACAAGTAGCAACAGCAAACGGAAGCGGCGGAGTTACATTTACTACGCCTACAAATATTCCAAAAAACTATGCACAAAATCCTGGGTTTGATATTTGGCAACGTCAAACAACCAACACTACAGCAAACGCTGGTAGAAATTATATTTGCGACAGGTGGTATACAAACAATCTTTTAGGAACTAACGGTGTGATCACTACTTCTCGTCAAACTGGTAATATTAATGGAAGTAAATATGGTTTACGACAAGTTATTAGCACTGCACCTACGGCATTACAAACTAACGGTTGTGAATTATATCAAGTACTTGAAAACCAAGATTCATTGACCTTTTATGATCAAACAGCATCCTTTTCAATTTATGTTAGAGGACAAGGTAACGTTAACCAGGTTGGTATTCAATTTTATTATGCTACATCAGAAGTGGCGCTTACAACATCTATTGGAAGTGAAGTTACAGCTACAGTATCTTCTGGCGCTGATACACTAGTTAAAATTGATGGTCAGGCTATTGGTACATCAATGACAACATCTGGAGTTATTGGTGTTCGTATTCGTATCACTGGGGTTTCTTCTGGTAATACTTATGACCTAAACAACGGGTTTCAAGTAGAACAAGCAATGCTTAATTTGGGTTTATTAGCTGGAACATTTAATAAACCTAGTATGCAAGAAATTACTTCTACCTGTTTACGTTTTTACGAAAAGTCTTATGCGCCTGCTACTTTTGCCGGAAGTGCAACTCCAATTGGATGTGAATCTCGTGTTCGTGGTGACGGTAGTAATATTTTAAGCGTGAGATATCAAATACCTAAACGTGGAACTGGAAATATTGTTGCCTACAGTACAAATACAGGCACCAGCGCTAAAGTGTTTGATCCAACAGCTTCCGCAGATAGAGATGCAAATTTAACCAATGGAAGCGTAAACGGATTTCACGCCGATCCGGGTAGCGCAACAGTTGGTAGAACCTATTTATTTCAATGGATTGCAGATTCAGAAATTTAATAAAGGAAATTAATGTTATTACCTATTCATACACGAACTAATACTCTAATAGATGCTGAACCGTTGGGTTCAAGTTATACTTCTTCTTCAGAAGATATTCGAAATTGTGTCGGTTATGCTGCACAATTTGTTTGGACTGATGGAAGTAGCACTTCAGCAAGCGTTGTTGTGCAAGGGTCATTAGATGACACAACTTATACTGATATTAGTAGTTTTAATATTACCACGACAAGTGGAAGTGCGTTAATTAACGTTGAACGCGCTATGTATACTTTTGTTCGTTTTGTTTTTACTCGAACTGGTGGTACAGGTGGTACTATTAGTGGTAAAATTTCTGTCAAAGTACAATAAATAAAGGATAAAAATGGCTTATATTATTATTGCAATTGATGCCGGTAGTGATTCTATCGGACAATTAAATTCACAAGTTCAAAAACCAACACAACCACATGATGAAGCAGTTGCTCTACGCAATTATTTAGAAAAAATGCTTGCTGGCGCTAAAGATGCTGATTTTTATGTTGTAACTCGTGATACTGATCCAGTAGTGGCAACGTCTGGCAGCGGAAGTCAAAAAGTTAACTATAGCTTAAAATAACTAAATGTCCACATATATTAACATTCCAACTTATAACTGGAAAAACCCAGTTGATGCAGTTGTAGACTTACCAACAACATCAAATCAAATTGGTGATGCTAGAGTTGTTGTATCTGAATATGCTGTATATGTTTGGACCGGTAGTGCATGGCAAACTTCCGCAGGCGGCGGAGGTGGTGCCGTTGATAGCGTTAACGGTCAAACTGGAGTGGTTGTTTTAGATGCACAAGATGTAGAAGCAGTAGCACTTGGTGGTAATACTACTGGTGCAGATGTTTCTTTAGGAACCAATGATGGTCAAGCTGTTATTGTTAAAACTAATAACACGACAAGACTAACAATTGGTGCGGAAGGTGCATTTACGTTTGTTGCAGGAGATGATGTTGGTGGAATTCCAAACAACGTTAGTTTAACAGCAGGAAATGGTACAACTGGTGGAATTGGTGCAAACGTTAACATTAAAGCTGGTAATAGTGACACTACTTCAGGAAATATTAATTTAGAAGTTTCAGATCAATCTAGTTTTTTTGGTGGTGATGGTAAAATTAGATTTTTAAGTGCTTCTACTGAAATTGGTTACTTTGATTCTAATGGTTTATGGATTAATAATCCTACAACTAACGGTATTAGATTATTAAACGCTGCCGGAACCTTTTCTCAAGGGTTTCGTGGTGATCCAGATAACGTTATTGCAAGTAATTTACTTTGGGGTTTACCGCCAACAATTGGAACAGCAGGACAAGTATTAGCTAGAACGGGCGTGAGTGACACAGAATGGGTTACAATGTCTGGTGCTGGAGATATGACAAAAGCTGTATACGACACAAATAATCAAAACACAGACATTTTTAATTACGCCACGGCAATGGCAATCGCATTAGGATAATGATATGAAAATACAAGTTGGTGTAGATATTGGTAGTTATACATTTGATGCTGCTGCTAAAACTATTACCTTTTCTGGTTTAGGAACTTTAGCATTAGAACAATTTTTATTAATTACTAATGTTACCGACAATGTTGTTATTTATCAATTTAATAACCCGGCTTTAGGTGCAAGCCTTGCTGGTAGTGTATTAACATTAGATTTTGATACAACAACAATGAGCAACACCGATAGTTTACAAATTTTAATGAACATTGATAATCTTGGTCAACAAACCTCAGAACAATCACAATCCGTGGTGTTGGCTAGCGATCAGATGGCTGGCGACAACCTGTTCCCGAATTCGCAAGGCTTGCCAGTTCGAAACATTCCAACGCCTTTATTTCGGACCACGTTTGCAAAGGTGATTGCGTCGGGCGTCGATACCGATTTCTTTACGCTTCTACAAACCGGCACGGGCATGGCTGTTTCTCAGTCTGCCGGGAACTTAGTGATCACTTCGGGTACTACGGCAAACTCTGAGACGGTTCTTCGTTCAACGACTTCGTTTCGCAATGAACTAATCTTGCGCTGGCAGACGATTTTGTCTCAGCGCATTGCAAACAATAACTTTGTTGTGGAATTGGTAGACGTTATCGGTGACGGGTTAGCCATCACGGTGAACTCTGCCACTTCGGTGACAGTCACGATTCCTTCTAATCCGTTCACATCCCAAAACGTAGGCCAAGGGATAACCATTGGCGTGATCAGTGGAATTGCCTCAGCAGTCCCGCAGCGCGGTGTGATTGCTTCGGTATCGGGTAACAACGTGACCTTTACCGTTGCTGGTTTTCCTGGCTCTGGCACTGGTACCTGCTCGCTGTTTGGTTGGAACTATTTTCAAGCAATTTACTCCGGAACGACCGCTACACAAATGAGTTTCGATGCTCAGCGCAATGGCTGGAACAGCGGCGTAACTACTGCGACGATCAATACGACCGCCTCCGCTGGCCACATGGGGATCATCAACTCTAGCTATGGTGTGGCTTCGCTTTTAGATCAGTTAGTTGCGAGTGTGGCGACTATCTCTACAACGATGCGCGCGAGCCGGGTAGTTAATTTACCCGATGAAACGGCTGAACTTTTCTTACAGTTTCGTGTCCTAAATGGAACGACGAACCCAGCGTCTACTACTACTTGGACAATCGGCATTGGGGCAGTAGAGGACCTTGTTTCGCTCCCCGTTTCGTTAGTGAACACAAAGGCGCAACCCTTTAACACTCCGCAACCAGTGCAGGTAGTGAACACTCCAGCCACGACGGTTACGGGTACTTTAACTACGGTCACAACTGTAACGAACGTAACCGCTGCAAACTTGGCGTTGCCTGGTATTATTGCGGATGTAGCTTCAGCGGCTATTACAACAACTACAACCACTGCGGCGTTTACACCTACGTTTGGTGTTGGTTATTCAATTGTTATTCCTGTGACAGTTGTGACGGGAACCACACCAACATTAGACGTGGCGGTAGAAGAGTCGGATGATACAGGAACGAACTGGTACAAGGTGTACGACTTCCCGCGCATCACGGCCACTGGCGCTTATCGTAGCCCTATTTTACAATTTAAAGGTAACAGAGTTCGTTACGTACAAACTATTGCAGGCACTACACCAAGCTTTACTCGTGCAATAAATAGATTACAAATTGCCGCAGTTCCACCTAGATATGTACAACTTGTTGACCGTACTATTGTTTTAAATACTTTAAATTCTGTTACTGCTTCATTATATAGTGAAGCCTGTGATAATTATTATTTAAGTTTATCTGTTGCTTCTCAATCAGCACCAGCTACCGTAGCATTACAATTTAGTGATGATGGTAGCAATTGGCACACAAGTTCGGCTTCAGTAGCAACAGTAGTGGGTATGAACGTAGCTAAAATTTCTAACGAACAATGGAAATTTGTTCGAGCAACAGTTACTTCTGACGGAACTAGCGTTGTGTACAATTATGTTTGTATAAAAGCTCAAGGAGTATAAGATGTTAAAATTAACTGGTATTTGTTATCTTATAGATGAAGATGGTAAATTAAAAGTTTCTAAATCTTTTATTGATGAACTAGGAAATGTTTCTACTCAAATTGAAGATGCAGAAGAAGCACAATCAATTGTAACAATTGTTGAAACAGAAGAAGAAAAACAAAAAGCTCCTTGGTATAAGTTTTGGTAAGTATTTATGGGTTTTATTAACATTCCAAATTATTCCTGGCAAGCTCCAGTGCAACAATTATCTGAGCTTCCAACATTAAATAATAGTGTTGGCGATGCTAGAATTGTAATCGCGGAAACTGCTGTTTATTTTTGGGATGGAGATAGTTGGGAATTAATATCCGGAGGCGGAGGAGGCGGTGACGCTTTTACCATCATTCAAACAGATGCTGGGACAAGTCCAGTAGCAACAGGTCCAAATGATACTCTTACCCTAACCAGCAGTGACAATAGTATTACAATTACAGGTAATGCAATAACAGATACAGTTGATTTAATTGTTGCTGGTGGTGGTTCGGGTGACGTTGTAGGACCAGCAAGCTCTACAGATGAATCAATGGTGGTATTTGATGGTGCTACAGGAAAACTTATTAAAGAAACTAGTCCTTTAATTGGTGGTGGTATAAATACGGCTGATGCAACAACTAAAGTATTTCGTGTTACAAACGACAATAATAGTAATTATGGTTTTGAAGTAGGAAAAGCTTTTTGGACATTGACTTCAGGTTCTCGTGTTGCAACTTTTCAACGTGGCGTTACAACTCCTGATTACGATTATGTTGAAGTCTCTGTAGATAGTAATGATTTAAGTGGTTTTAAGCGCCGTAAGAATTTTTACATGGGCGATGTTAACTGGGATTACCATCAAGCGTTACTTAATAATAATGGTTTTCGTTTTTCTATTGGAACAGTTAGTGGTGAACATCGATTTGATTCAATGCTTAGAGGTAGTTCTCATTCACGACCCGGTGATATGGATTATGTTTATAATAACAACGGTGGTAGTGATGTTATTTTAGGAACTTGGGAACCAGAAGGAAATTTATTATTTCAACAAGTCGGAAAAGGTATTTCAATAAAACAAGGATCTGGTACATTGGCTGGAAATGCGGTTCTTGTTGGAGGAACCGTCACAGTTACTAATACAAATATTACAGCGGATTCAGTTATTATGCTAACACGTAAAACAGCAGGTGGAAGCATTGGAGATTTAACATATACACTAAGTGCAGGAGCTAGTTTTACAATTAATTCGGCCAATGCGTCTGATACGTCAACGGTAAGTTATTTTATTATTCAGTCACACGCTTAATATATGAAAAATAAATGGGTACAATTTAAAGAAGGTAAAGTAAGAATTTACACTGGTATTAAACCAGAAGGTGACAATGTGTTTGTATTGTCTGAAGAAAAATTAAGTGAGTTATCAAAAACACCACCTCATTTATGGAAACAAGCAGAATTTTATACAGTAGAAGTACCGCAAAAGAAGTCTTATGTAAAAATTTGGTTAGCAGTAGCTATTGGGTTAATAGCTATGTATTTGTTATTTTAAATATAAAATAAAGGAAAAAAATGTTACACGAAAAACTAATGAAAATGGGTGAAGGTAAACCAAAACTTTCTCCACTTAAATTAAAAGCAAAACAATCTGTATTAGAAGACCTAAGTTCACAAGCTTCTAGTAAACTAGCTGATAAACTTAAAGGTTTAAAAAAAGTATCAGTAGCTTCTAATTCCCCAGAAGGTTTAGAAGAAGGTTTAGAAAAAGCTCAAGAGCTAGTAGAATCTAAACCGTTTGAAGGTGAAGAAAGTCCTGAAGAAGAAGCTATGGAACACGCTGAAATGGAAAATGCCATGGATGGTGATTCTGAAGAAGAATCAGAAGACGACGAACTTAAAATGCTAAACGATAAAGTTGCAATGTTAGAAGCAAAATTAGACCAACTATTAGCCAAGGGGTAATTTATGGCCTTCACACCCTGGCTCACTAGTGAAAAACTAATTGAAGCGGTAAAACGCAAGATATCTTTTCCCGTAGATCAAAATACGTTTAGTGAAGATGATATTTTAGCTTTTGCTAATGAAGAAATGCAAATTTCTCAAATTCCTAACGTTATGGAATTTCATGAAGAGTATTTTGTAACTTCAATTGGTATTACACTTGAGCCCAATAAAAGCAGATATGCTATTCCAAATAGAGCAATTGGAATGAAACTTAGGGATGTTATGTATGGTGATGGTAATGTCACAATACAACAACCTTATGGTAATATTTTTGAAATGACCATGATTAATCCTGGTGATAAAGCATACTTTCAAAATACTAATTCTTCATATCCAGGTTTATTAAAATACTACTTGGAAGGTAATAGCATTGTTTTGGTTCCAAGCATTTCAACTAATGCTTCTGGTTTATTGGTTTGTTACTTTTTCCTTCGACCCAATCAACTAGTTCAATCTGAACGTGCTGCTATTATTTCGGGGTTTTCTAAAACCGTAACAATTAATAACGCAACTTTGGCTCCCGGTGACACATTAACTATTTCTAGTGAAAGTTTTACTGCTGTTGCTTCTGGTGCTGGAGCTAATGAGTTTGAAATTGGAACAACTAACACTCAAACTGCAACAAATTTAGTCGCCTGTTTAAATACTAACGGTATTGTTACAGCAACTAACGGTTCTCCCGCAACTAATACAGTTAAAGTTGTATATCAAACTAGGTCTTTTGATGTAACGGCTTCCAATACTGTAGCAATTGCAGTTCAGTCTACTATCGGTTTAGAAAGTGATACAGATATCCCAGCAAACATCACCGATGGTAGTTTAGTAGATGTTTTACAAACTCTCCCTGGTCATAAAACATATTATTATGATGTTTTAGTTCCAGCGGGCGGTGTTTCTGGTTCAACCTTATCTTTATCTGAGGATGATGTACCAGAAGATTTTCAAATTGGTGATTATATTTGCTCAGAAAACGAATGTATTATTCCTCAAATACCACCAGAACTACATACAGGACTTGCAGAACGGGTTTGTGGACGCATTTTAAGTGCAATTGGTGATAGAGAAGGACTACAAGACGTTAACGCTAAAATTGAACAAATTAATTCAAAAGAAGGTGCATTAATTGACAATCGTGTAGACGCTTCACCTAAAAAATTGTTTAATAAACGTTCTTTTATGAGAATGAATAAGAGTAATCAGAGAGTATTCTAATGCCTCAACAAAAAGTCACATTACAATCTACCGGTTTACGTACTTCACCCAACCCATTAACTGTTGGTCAGGGGGGATTATCCAAAGCTAGTAATGTTATTATCCGTAGAGATAACATCGTAGAACAACGTAGAGGGTTTAAAGTGTATGGTACTGGTATGACTTCCCAAGCCAAACAACTATTAGAATACAAAGGAACCCTTTTACGACATTTTGAAGACACTTTACAATACGACACACAGGAATTAAACACCAGTGATGTATATGAATTTAATACTTTTGCTGGCAATTTTAGCGAAGTAGATGCTGGGTTAAGAATTAAATCCATTGAATCTAATGGAAATTTTTATTTTACAACTTCTGATGGTATTAAAAAAATATCAGCTACTAACGCATCGGATTTTACAGAAGATGCTGGTTATATTATTGACGCTGGCGGAGTTAAAGCCACAAACGGCAGTGCTAGAATTGCATTAGAGCTTGGTGAAATTACCGGATTTTTACCAGAAGACAGTGCTGTTGCTTATCGTTTAGTTTGGGGAATACGAGACGTTAACAACAATACAATTCTTGGAACACCAAGTGAACGTATTCTTATTTACAATCCTTTAATGGGGTTTTTAATTCCTGATTATATGCGTGTTCTTGGTGTACTAGATAATATTACTAATACAGCCACTACCGCTTTTATTAGTGATGACAATTACGTTTCTACATTATCTTTAACGCAAGATGCAACTCCTGTAGATTTACAAACAAATCTATTAGCTTTAGCTGAAAAAATTGATGATGACATTTTATACGCTACCGCAGATAGCACTGCACCATTAAACATGGATATGTGTTCTATTGATAGTGCTAGTTTAGCAACTATTACATTTAGCTCTGGTGATGCTACGCAGTATTTTGATGTAGGAAGTGAAATTGAAATTAATGGGTTTACTAGTACATCACCTTTAAAAACTCAATTTAATAACATATTTGTTGTTTCTTCTGTAGTTTCAAGTCAAATTACATTTTTAGTTCCTTCTGCTTCTGAATCTATCTCTTCTACGTCAGTAGATGCAACAGCACAAATTGTTTCTAATGAATTTAGAAACAGCATGACTGAAGTGGTATATCAAGGTAGTAATTTTAATTTAAATACGTATGATCTTTCTTCTCCTGTAAATAATAACGATTTAAAAATTCTTCAAGCTGCCATTGAACAAATTATTGTTTTATTACAAACTGTTCCAGATACAGTTGTTAGTGCTTTAGACAAAACAACATATGTTGATGAATTACAAATTACAACAACTACTAATGTTATTTTAAATATTAACATACCTGATGCAGTGACAAGCTCACATTTTTTACAGATTTATAGAAGTAATACGGCTCAAGCCACTGGAACTACAGTATTAAGTGATTTAGTACCAGATGACGAAATGCAACAAGTATATGAAGCTTTTCCAACCGCAACTGAATTAGCAGCACATAGAATGATTGTAGAAGACATCTTAATTGATGATTTTAAAGGTGCCAATCTTTATACAAATCCAAGTAGCGGAGAAGGAATTTTACAAGCTAATGACGTTCCACCTATTGCTAAAGATATTAATCAATTTAGAAATTCAATTTATTATGCCAACACAAGAACTCGTCAAAGATTAAATTTAAATCTTCTCGGTATTCAAAATTTTAAAGCTGGTGAAATTGATGGCATAATTAGTGGTTCTTCTGTTGAAGTTACCACTGGAGAACCTCATGATTTATCTACTAACGATTTAGTTTATATTAATGGAACAGGAATTGTAGGTTTAGATGAACAAATTTTTCCAGCAACAGTTATTAACACTAGTGCATTTACAGTTCCTTTTACTTCAGCCAGTAGTTCAAGCGTTGGTTATTGGACTAATGCAATGGTTTCTGTTGTAAAAGATTCAAGTGCATCTAATTATTTCTTTATTCAAAGTCAAGCCCAACAAGCAACTATTTCAACAATTGCTGATGTAGCTGACAGTTTAAATGGTGATTATTTTACAATTAGTAGTGCTAATGATAACTATAATTATTATGTTTGGTATAAAACATCTGGTGGTGCGTTAACAGACCCAGCACCAACTGGTTATACAGGAATTCAAGTTAATGTTGCTACTGGAGCTTCAGCTAATGCTGTTGCAGAAGCAACTCGTGATGCATTACGTCTTTATCCTCAAAATTTTATAGTAAGTGGTGCAACAAACCAAATTATTGTATTAAATTATGAAGAAGGACGTTCTACCATTCCTGCTGCACAAACGTCAGGATTTACTATTGCCATTGGACAATATGGTAGAGGTGAATATACGGTAAAAAATGAAGTGGGTTTATCTAACAACATTTCTCCGGCTATTGCAGTAGACGAAACGGCAAGAAGTTTTCAAAACGTAGTAAATTCTAATACATCAGAAACGGTGTATATTTATTATCTATCTGGTTTAAATGATACGCCCGGAAAAATGTTAGTAGAAGGTAGACAATTATCTTCAGAACAATTTTATATTTTAGCTAATAATGATGAAGTTGGAACATCTTTTGACCCAGCTATTACTCCTAATCCCAACAATAGAATTACAAATACTGCTTCTACACCTACAGTAATCACAGCATCTGTCCATAATTTAGTAAGTGGTGATGATGTTGTAATAGCTTTTAGCAATAGCGGACCCAATATTAACGGTGTTCACACTGTAACATTTTTAACTAGTACGACTTTTTCTATAGCTGAATCTGTTTCTGTTGCAGGCACTAGCGGAGTAATGATTAAGGCTAAGTTAGCAATATCATCTAACGATGAAGCCAAAAAGAATAGAATTTATTATTCAAAAGTACAACAACCGGAAGCAGTTCCTATTGTAAATTATCTAGATGTTGGTAGCAGTGAAAAAAACATCTTAAGGATTTTTCCATTAAGAGATAGTTTATTTGTGTTTAAAGAAGATGGTTTATATCGTTTATCGGGTGAAACTTTACCTGTATCTGTGGCTTTATTTGATAGTAGCTGTATTCTTGTTGCTCCAGATAGCATTGGTATTGCCAATAACATTATTTATGGTTGGACTACTCAAGGTATTCATTCTGTAACTGAATCTGGTGCTGAAACCATTTCTAGAGATATTGATAATATTATTCTTCCTGTAGCATCAGCAGAATATCCAAATTTTAGAACAGTAACTTGGGGTGTTGGTTATGATAGCGATAACTCATATACTGTATATACAAACACCGCACCGACAGATGAATATGCTTCAATTGCTTATAGGTATAGCAACCTAACACAAAGTTGGACTACCGTAGACAAAGAAACTACTTGTGGTATTATTTTATCATCAGATGACAAATTTTATATGGGTGCTGGAGATATTAATAATATTGAACAAGAAAGAAAAACGTTTTCTCGTTTTGATTATGCAGATAGAGAATATAATTTAAATTTGGGTGAAAACGGTTATTTTGATGAAGGTGCTAGTTTATATATTGCTGCATCAGATGATTTATCCGAAGGTGATGTACTGGTACAAGAACAATATGTAACAGTTTACAACTATAATGCTTTATTAAAAAAATTAGACAATGATAGTGGGGTAGCTCAAGTTGCAATTACTTCTATTAGCACAAGTGCTGTTCCTACTATTACAACAACGTATTTTGATTTTCCTTCTGCTTCAGTTAATACAACAACTAATATTATTACAGTAAATAATAATGGATTTGTTGCAAACCAAAAAATTAAATTTGCAACTACTGGAACATTACCAAGTCCTTTAAATAGTACATCAACATACAGAGTTATTAATCCTTCTACTAATGGGTTTTCTGTTGCTGACGATTTTAATGGTGCTAGCATTGATATTACTACCCAAGGTTCTGGAACTCACACTGTTTATATTTATAATAATTTAGTTGCTGGCAATTATGTTACCCTATTACAAACTAATTGTGACCCAGTTATTGATGGTAGTCATAGTGTGACTTCTGTTATAAACGGTTATACTTTTACAATTACATTAGATGAAGCAATTACAACTGCCGGAACATCTGGACAAGCTAGACTAGATTATTATGAAACTTTACAAATGTCAGGCGGAGAAGAACCTAAAACTCGGTTATTAGAATTAGCAACTAAGCTAGATTCTGATCCAGGGTTACGTCAAGCTGTATACTTAGAAGGAATCCAAACTGAATCAGGTACAATAACTTCAATTGCAGCAACTAATCCTGCACAAATTACTACTTCAGGGCCGCATAATTTGGTTGATGGTAGAATTGTATCTATTACTGGTACCGATTCTACACCAGAAATTGACAATATTTTTGCGGTAACAATTATTAACGCAAGTGTTTTTAGTGTAGATGCGTCGGTCATTTCAACTGGAACAACAGGTTCATTTTCTACACAAAATTCAAACATTGAAGACATTCAAGCGTGTTTTAATTATCTAGTTGATACATTAAACGATGATAGCGGACCAACGTTTAACAACTATGTAAACATCACATATGCAACAAACTTTGAAGTATTAATAACTAACATTAATAAAAATACAAACATTGTTCAAGTTACTCCAGCAATTAATTTATTAGTTGGACCTATTGTTGGATACGAAGCTATAGAAACAGAAATTATCTACACACCTGAGACAATGGAAGACCCGCTTAACTTTAAACACATAAGAGAAGCAACCATCATGTTCCTTAATAAAGCGTTTACTAGAGCAACGGCTTACTATTCAACAGATCTCTTGCCAGAATTTAAAGAAGTTCCATTTGAAGGTGACGGCAATGGTATTTTTGGAAGCAATACTTTTGGTAGTGGTTACTTTGGTGGTGGTAGTCATGGTGCTCCTTTTAGAACATATCTACCAAGACAAGCACAACGCAATAGATACATCATTGTACGCTTTAAGCACCGTATAGCCAGAGAGATCTTTGGAATTACAGGGGTTACACTCACTGGTCAAACAGGGCTTTCTAGCAGAGCATATAGAGGGTAATATGAAGCTTCCAACATTTAAAACAATTCGTAAAGAAGATTATCCTGATAAGATTACAGAAGACGTAAACTTTAAAGGTATTATTGAACGCCTTGGATTTTCTGTTAATAATAGCATTCAAACATTAGTAGAATTAGCAAATAATAAAATTTCATTACAAGATAATGTATTGTGTGTTGTTAAAACTATCACGATTCAAGTTGATGCTAATGGTAATCCTTTAAACCAAACTTTAATTGCTTTGGGTTTTGTTGTACAAAAGGCTATTGGTACTCAAGTTATTAATTATGTAAATAATACAGATAGCAATATTAGACCAACTAGTGGAATTCAATTAGGATTTACTCAAATTGGTTCTAACGTTCGAATAGATCACGTTGCAGGATTACAAGCCGGTTACAACTATAGCTTAACTGTTGTTGTATATGGTTAATTATTATAATTTTAAGGCTTATTTTAACATTTAATTATAGGCGGTGCTATGACAAATAACAATCAACCTAAAGGAACCGGATTCGTTAACCTTTCCCGGTATTTAGGTGCAAATCAAAATAATAAATTGGGTAGTGCAGTATCTAACAACGTTTCTGGGCGTGTTGGGGACGTAAAATCTAATTTAGGTCAGTTAAAAAACGACTTTGCTCAAAGGGCCGGTGAAAATGCTCTTGGAACGCAGTCTAATGTTGAAGCTCGCACAAAAGCTTTAGAGTCTATTATGGGTGGAAACACCGCGTTAACCCCACAAACAGAACAAGATTTTGCTAAATTTAGAACTGGTGCTTATGCTGGTCCTACGGAACTAGATGCAACTAAAACTGCAAGCACTGCGGCTAAAGCCGGACAAGTAGAACGTGACGTTAAAGGATTAGGAACTGTTGAAGGTCGTGGAAATTTATTACGACAAACAGTTGGTAAACCTGGTTACTCACAAGGTCAACAAAAATTAGACACGTTGTTATTAGGTCAACAATCTAATGAATTAAATAGTGCTAGACGTGATGCTACAGGCTTAGGTCGTAGTGTAGAAGAAGCTCGTCAAGGTGCGCAACAAATTGGACAAACACAAATTGCTAAAGCTCAACAATTTGGACGAGACACTCAAGGTGCTTTAAAAACAAATACTGGATCTATTGTTAGTGATTTAGAAGCCAGAGCCGCTCAAGCTAACCAACAACGTCCTGAAATTTACAATTCATTAGTTAATGCTATTCAACAAGGTGATATTACTCCAGAACAAGCACAGATGTTGGGATTAGAAGAAGGTACACAAACATATGGTTTAAATTTTGATCCTTTTGTATCACAAAGTCAAATTGCAGCAGATAAAAGTAATATTGCTGGAGAAATAGACAAAGCTAAATTATCTGCGTTGGCTAAATTGTCTGGACAAACTGGCGTTGACGCAATTAACACCGCAGCAGAAGCTTATCGCGGACCTTTAAATGTTAGAAAAGAAGATTTATTAAAAGGTATTAATGATAGAAAATCTGCTTATGAAGATTTATTAAATAGAGGCGTAGATATTCTTGGACAAGGTGGAGTTGCCGGAGCACTTAAATCAAATCAAAGACAAAACGGAGAAAGCACAGAAGATTATCTTAATAGAATTATTCAAAACCGTGGTAATGTTGGTGATACATATAAAAACAGTTCTGGTCAAACCCAACAATTAAATTCATTAAATAATTATTTTAAATCAATACAATCTAATATTGATAATGCTTCAAAAACTAGAGAAAAAGCTCAAGCTGATTTTGCTCGTTTAGGAAATAATTTTGCAACATCTAAAGGTAATCAAATTTTATATGGTCAACAAGCATTAGACCATATTTTACAAGGTTCATTACAACAAGAACAATCATTGAAAAATGAACTAAATCAATTAAAAGCACCTTTAGACCAAGCTTATAATAAGGTATTAAAATAATGGAACCGATTACAATAGGAATGGGATTAGCGGGTTTAGCTGGGGATATTTTTGGTTCTATCTTTAGTGCTGATGAACGTGATGCGGCCAATGCTGCGTATCAACAAGCTATTGATCAAATTAATGCTGTCGGTGCTCCTCCAGAATTAGCTAGAGAAATTATCTTAAAACATTTCGATCAAGCGGGTTTATATACTCCTCAACTTGAAGAAGCTATTAATCTTGGTGTATCTAAAGTTTCTCAAATACAGGAAGACCAAAAAAGTAAACAAGCACAAGATGAGGCATTACAATTAATTGGTCAACGGGCTCGCACTGGTTTAACTCCAGAAGATAGATCCGCTTTTAATCAATTACGTAGAGAAACACAACGTGAAGCAGAAGCTAAACGTCAGCAAATTTTACAAAACTTTCAAGCTCGCGGACAAGCGGGTAGTGGCGCAGAACTAGCTGCACAGCTTTCTTCAGCACAATCTGGTGATGAAAAGCTGGCTGCTGCTGGTGATAATATTTCTGCGGAAGCTTCACGACGCGCTTTAGAATCATTATCTGCTTATTCTGGTGCTGCAACAAATGCGCGTGGACAAAGTTTCGATATTGATAGAGCTAAAGCCGCCGCTGAGGATGATTTTAGTAAATTTAATACACAAAATCAAATTTCTAGACAAGCCAGAAATGTTGCTTCTCAAAATGATGCAGCTAAACAAAATCTTAGTGAAAAACAGCGTATTGCTGATAGTAATGTTAACGTTGATAATACTCAAACCATGAATAGAGTTGCTCAAAAACAGGCGGATTGGGGTAATAAATTAGGTTATGCTAAAACACAAAATAACGCTTTAATGTCCAAAGCCGCTCAAGATGAAAAGAATGCTGACCGAATCGCAAGCAACTGGTCTAATGTTGGTGGTGGTATTAGTGATTTCTTGGGTAAATTTGGAACAGATAAAATTTTGGGTGGTAAATAATATGAATTTTTATCAAGACATGATTGCAAAATATCCAGATCTTAAAGAACAAGTTGACCGTTTAAAAAGATCTAAAGAAGCTGAAATATTAGAACCGACTTCTATGCGTGACATGGAAGATCCAACTGGAAAATTTGCTACTCAATTATCAGATTCAGAAATGCCTAGCACTTTTGTTGTTGCACCAGAAAGCACACCAAAACGTCCAGATTCAGGGTTTTTACCTGAACAAGCTGGTCCTTCTCGTCCAAGCCCTATTGCTGATTTTTTAGGAAATAGAGAACAAATTGATTTAAAACCTAGTGAGTTTGCTGGTGCTGGTGACAAAGCTTTAGCACAATTACCACCTAAACAAGACATTGTTTCTTTAGCAAAGGAAATGGCTTTATCAAAAAAACTACCAGAAGAATCATTTACAGCTAAGCCTGCTATGATGGTTCCACCTTTGATTGAACCAAAGGCACAACAACTAGAATTAGACACCAATGACACTTTAGGTACTGTTGAAAATTTAAGAGAAGCTCAAGATAAAGCAAATGAAATTCGCAGTATGGCTGGTTATGCACAAGCTTTTGACCGTATTGGTTCTGGTATTGCCGGAAGAAAACCAACAGATCCACAACATTTTAAAGACATGGAAAAAGATGCAGCATTGCCTGAACAACAATTAGAGGCATTGGTACAACAAGAAAAGAAAGACCCTAAGAGTGGTATTTCTAAAGGGTTTACATCTTATCTTAAACAATTTGGGGTTGATATTAAGGGCGGAATTTCTGCCGAAGTTGCAGCAACTATGCTTCCTACTATTTATAAGCAATATGAAGACAAGATTAAACTTGCCCATGATGAAAAAATTAAGGGAATGGAAATTGCTTCTAAAGAAAAAATTGAATCTGAAAAGGGCAATCTTAAAAAATCTATTGCTCAAATTGTTGCAGATAATAAAAAGGGCGCAAAGGAAAACGAATTTACTAAAACTCGTGAAAGAGAAACAGCTAAGCGATTAACTAAGTGGTCACTTGGTGAAAACAAGATGATTAGATCCGATATTGATAAGTTAAAAGAAGTTGAAGCTAAACTAGAAGCAGCAGTTAAACAAGGTAAGGGTAATTATACAGGTCCAATTAAGGGTAATATCCCAGGACAATCTATTTTTAATCCTGCCGGTCAAGAATTAGCTAACAGTGTTGGTTCAGTTACTCAAAAGAACTTACGTGAAATTTTGGGCGGCCAGTTTGCACAAAAAGAAGGTGAGCAACTATTAAAACGTGCATACGAGCCAGGTAAAGATGAAAAATATAACCTAGAACGTATTCGTCAACTAAGAACCGCAATGGAACAAGCCGCCGATGCTAAAGACGAACAACTTGCTTACCTAGAAGAACATGAAGGTAACATGAAAGGATTTCGTACTGTGGCCAAAGAAAAAACCATGGACGACGAATTCAAAGATTTAGGATTTGAAGCTGATGAATAAAGTAAGAGTAAAATTACCTTCCGGTAAAACAGGAAGTATTCCTGAAGAAAGTTTACCAGATGCCCTTAAAAAGGGTGCTGTTCGTCTTGATGAGAATACTCCCGTTGGTTCTTCTACAATGGCAATGCCACAAGAAGACTATACAACAATGGATAGCATTAAAGACGGTGCAGTTGATGCTAGCAGAGGATTAGCTCAAGGTATGACCATGGGTTTTTCTGATGAGCTTACTGCCGGAATGCGTGCTTTATTAAATAAGAAAAAAGAACAAAGTTTAAAGGATGCTTATAATGCAAATTTACAAGAAGAACGCACCGCTCTACACGAAAGCAGTGAACGTTCTCCTTGGGTTTATGGTGCAAGTGATATTGCTGGAAGCGTATTGCCTGCAATTGCTTCTGGTGGTGCTTCTTTATTGCCATTGGCAGGTAAAGAAAGTTTACGACAAGTTTTAAAACGTGGCGGAGCTAAAGCCTTAACCAGTGAATTAGGCACTATTGCTGCCGGAAGTGGTGCAGCAGGTGGTGTAGAAGCTTTGGGACGCTCAGAAGGTACCACAAACGACGCTATAGCTAAAGATGTTATGGGTGGTATTGCATTGGGTGCTGTTGCTGGTCCTACGTTTAAAGCTGGAAGCGATTTAATGGGTGTTGGAGTTCAACAGGCTAAAGGATTGCTTGGCGGCGGAGATCCTACAAAACAAGCTCCATTCGTAGCTCAAGTAGGTAAAGCTTTTCAACAAGGTAAAGAAGGTAAAAATATTAGTGAAGCCTTAATTGACCAAGAACGTATTGGTGCTGAACAAATTGGACACGTAAAAGATATTGCTGGTCGTTTTAGAACTGCTGAAGACAAAATTGCTCAAGAAGGTAAAGACATGCTAGAAATGGCTAGTGTTGATAAAAAGAATTTTATTAATATTAGACCTGATGTTGACGAAATTGCCGCAAGCGTAGAAGGGTTAGTACGTTCTCAACCTCATTTGGGTTCATTAAAAGAAATTAAACAATTAAGAGATAGACTTAGTAAAGTATATAGCGTTGTAAGTCCTCAAGAAGCTGTTAATTTACAGAAAGACATTGCTAAAATTGCGTCTAGATCAACCAATCAAGAAGTTAAAGCTGTTGCTAATGAACTAGCCGATAGACTTGAAAAACAAGTTGATGAAGTTGTTCCTGGTTTAAAACAAACCAACCAAGCATTAAATGATTTTAAATATGCTGGTAGTGAAACTATCACTTCCAAAGGACTACCAAGAGAAATGCGTGCTAATGTTGGTCCAGGCGTTACAGAAGAAAAACTAGGCGAATCAATTACCGACTTATTATCCAATTTACGTACACCTGGTAATAGCAAAGCTGACAGTGTTAGAACCTTTGCTGAATTAAAGCGTCAATTAGAAATTTATAATAATAAATATCCCGGTAAATTAGAAAAACTAGGTATTGATATTGATGATTTAGAAAATGCAATTGTTGATAAAGCGGATGAATTTGCTATTACACGTCAAGCATTGGGTTCTGAACCTAGAGGCGCTGGACTTGCACGTTCTGCAACTACTGGTTTAATTGGTAGCTTAGCTGCTGCCGGTAGAGGTAAGATTGTTGGCGCCGCTAACATTGCTGGTGGTATCACTAAAAAAGTGGCTGAGAGTGCTCCAGCTAAAACAAGTCAGTTTTTATACCAAAAGAGTGGCGACCAGTTGAGAGGCTTAGCAGATAAACTAATGAATTCTAATAACTCACAAGCACAATATGTTGCTCAATCATTGGTTAAAGCTCTAGATGATAAAAACATGATTGCAAAAAATGCTGCGTTATTTAATATTTTACAAAACCCCGAACTAAGAGACATGATTAAAGATGACTTGGGATTATTAGAAGAATAATATGGATATTGAAGATAAATTTACACGTATTGACAATAAACTAGATAAAATGCAAGATAATTTGCATTCTATTGATAAAACATTAGTTGCTCAACACGAGAATTTAAAACTTCATATCAAAAGAACCGATTTATTAGAAAATCACGTTCAAACTTTAGAAAAACAAATTAAACCAATTAGTGACCACGTTTTAAAAGTTAATTTTATCTTCACTTTAATTGGCGGAATATCTATTGGTGTTGGTATTATTGTTGGTGTTACTCAAATTGTAGAATTTTTCTCTAAACTACCCTAACTATTTCTTAGGTTTTTTAGATCTTCCTTTTCCCATCTTTCCCCAAATTGTATGCATATTATCATTTGTCAGGGCATCTGTATGGATGTCATTTAAACTATCCATTTTTCCAGCTGCTTTATTACGAGAATGAATGTCTCGATTACGGGCATTGTTACGGTCTTCACAATCTTTTTTAAGAGAAGGGGTATTGTGAATAATCTTACCACCGTGTTTAAAGTTTGCATGAATATACTCTTGTATAAATCCATGCATAAAAGCTTTTTCTTCAGGATTAAGTTTTTCTAGATAATCAAAATCCATTTCCTCCAACCGGTTCCTCACCGGACGAGACTTTTTCTTCTTCGACATTGGTTTCCTTTAATTTAACCTCACTTGTTAGTTGTTTAATAGCATACTCTTTTTCATTAAACTTATTAAATCGATTTTGAAAGTATAAGTCACACATATACATAACATTTTGATGCGATTCAATAGGGTCAATCCTTTTATAAAGCTGTAATAATACATTAAATGGTGTCCAAGTTTTGCCTTGGGTGATGTTATTATCTGCTAACATCTTTTCAAATTTTTCTTGAAACACAGTGTTTTTATGACGTTTCATTTCTTTAGGCGGCGGTGCAATCTCAATAACCTTTTTGGTTAGATTGGAAATTGAAAGATTGATAGAATAGAACGGTTGTTTGTTCTTATTCTCATATGGATATAACCGATTCATTTCTGTAAAAAACTCATCTTGTTGGATTTTAGTCTTAGACCAGGCTTGGTAGATCTGGTGAAGGTATTTACCTGACACCTTATTATCACCAATTTCTAGATTAAACGTAGAAGCAAAAAGGATAATGTCGTTATTAAACACTTCCTTTTGGTCATTTTGAAGAGTAAGCTCTAATAGTTCTTCATCTGTTAGTTTGTGTGGGGATTTATCACTCACTTAAACTTTCTTTAAATGGTCTAAAACTTGCTGAGAGGTACCTGAGTAGCACCCCCACTCTTTGGCACGCTTCTTGAACGTTTCTAGGCGGGTTAAATGACCTTTTGGAATGGGCTTACTGTCCCTTGATTCATATCGTTTTGTATGAGTTTCTAGGGTTTCAATAATAAACACTGGCACTACGGTTAAACCGGCTTTTTCTAGGGGTTCTTTAATTTCGCTAATGCTGAAAGGTGCTTCAGCCAATAACTTATTATTTGTGTCAGAAGCTTTAATAATAGCTTTGACATAATCGGCATTCTGGGTTTTGGTGATGTTATTATCGTGGGCAACGTATTTAAACTTATCTTTAAGTTGGTCGCACACCCATGACTTACCACTACCGGGAATACCACAAACTAGGTAAACAGTTGCTTTAGGTGTTTTTTTAAACACCTTAATAAAATTAGACATTAATATGTTTCCATGTTTTATTAGTAATAATGCGCGCAATTGTTGTTTTGTGAACATTATATATATTTGCAATTTTTTGATAACTTAACTGGTTATTTTTATATAGATTTTTAATATTTAAAATATCTTTATTTAAAAAATTAGTTAAGGAATGATTTTCTCCGTAATTTTTCATTAGTCCAATTTTAAAGGCGTGTTGTGTATTTTTTTTAGAAGAACACCATTCTAAATTTGTTACTTTGTTATTTTGTTTATTACCATCTATATGATTTACGGTTAAACTTAAATCATCATTTGAAATAAATGTTAAAGCGACAAGCCTATGTATAGTTTTAGTTTGTCTTTTATTGTGACCATATAGTGTAACAATTGGATAATGGTACGAATCAAACCCCGGTTTTAAAATTCGTTTTTGTTTTTTACCTTTTCTAAATAAAGAAATAATTCTTCCGTGATTTGATATTAAATATCGATCTTCATATCCTTTAAGTTTTTTCCAAATTTCTTTCATTTATTTACAGCTTTAAATACTAAAATAGTTGAAATTGTTCCTAGCGCAAACCAAGCAAACCGTTCGACGTTACTCATACTTTGAGCACTAGACAATGATTTTGCCAAACTATCCGTGTGCTCAAGCAAAATTTTAGTCTTTGATTGTTCTATTGTATACAAATCTTGCATAGAAGTCAAGGATTTTTTATATGATTCGTTTAATTTTTGTTCAGTTTCTAAATCGATAAGTTTGTTTCTGATTTCTTTTGTCTTGTCAATGCTAAACACCCATGAATCTTGGGGTAGTACGTGGCCTTTCTGGGCCAGATATGGGTCTGTTTCTGCTAACAGTAGGGAAGGGATTAATAATAATAATAAAATTAATTTATTCATTTCATTTTCCTTTTTCGTCTTTCTCTTAATTTTTTAGACCGATAGATACCCAATGCAATAGACGTGTACATCATTCGACGTAACTCAAGAGATTTTAGTGTTGTGCGAATTTTATTAAATTTTGTATAATAAAACAATCTTACAAATAAAGGAAAATTTTTAAGTTTATTTAATAACATTTTATGTCGTCTATCAAATTGTAAGGCTTTATTAATAAATTTATTATATAAATCTTTCTCGTTCATACCTTCTTATATAATTTAGATACTTGTTGAATTTCTGGGGTTACACCACTTGATGCTTCAAACACCGTTACGGTGGTAAGTTTACCGTTAACACCGGCAAACAATAGATTAATTTTGCTATTATTAAAAGCGTCTTTATGAATTTCAATATCAAAACCTTCAAGAGTAGAAGGCACTTGTTCAATGGCTAGTTTAATATCTGCTAGTTTTACTCTCATTGTAATGCTTTATTTAAAGTCTTCGGGCTTAACGTCTTGTTGTTTGCGGTTAAACGCCTGTTCAGATTCATATGTACGAATAAGTTCTTCTACAGCAAGCGTCTGTTGAGATTTAATCTTTTCCTGGTCTAGAGTTAAAAGTTTTTCTTTAGTAGCTTGATTGGTTAATAACGCTTCTGCGGTTTTACGTTTACCATTAATAAACCACAATCCACCAGTTAATAATACAACCAATCCACCTAATGCTGTTAATAAATCCATTAAAATCTTTCTTTTTCAGAAGCCGTTACACAATAAACTTCTTTGGTATTATAAAAGTTTTTATTATTTTCTATAATAATTTGTTTAAATTTTAAACATTCTTCTTTTGAATCAACCGGGGTATAAACAACGTTACCGTTTAATGATACCATTACTAGTAATAAAAAAACCATTATCGCTTTCTTTTTTGTTTCTTTTTCTTTGGTTTTTTAAATATAATATTTCTTTCTTCTTTACAAAAAGAACAAAGTCTAGCCTCTGAACCATGAGGAGTATCACACGTACATCCTGTATTGTCTGGGTACCAGCCCATTATTTTCTCCTTTTAGATTTAGCTTTTTTAAAATCTATTACGTTACCTTTGTACGTAGGTTTAGAATTAATTATATTATACACGCATACACCAAAAAAAGCAACAAAAAAGATTATAATAAGGTCACTATAGCCCATATTATTCTTTCTTTTCTTCTACGGTTACGTCTGTGGTTTTACCCTTAACCCCAACACGGCGTGACCAATACAAGCTAGCGCACACACCAAATAATACAATAGATTGGTCTAAATCAATACCACCTAGATAACCAGAAATTTTACCAATTAACCCAATAACAACAATATTAAAGCTAATAAATGTTAATGTTAAAGAAACGCTAGGTAATTGAGATAACGGATCTTTTAGAACGGGCAAGGGAAATCCCTTACTGTTTAATTTTTCTAGCAAGTCTTTTAGTTGCTCTAGCATTTTTCTTTCCTTTAGTTTTCTTTTCTAATCTTTGTAATTGTTCTTCTGTAAATTGTTTTGATTGTCGTCTTTGTTCTTGTTCTCTTTTTGTTTTTTCAGCATGACAAGGTTCTTCACAAATAACCGACCATCCACCTTCGTATGGTAAAGCCCTATCTAAATACTCATTCCAATCCATTCTGGTCGGGTCTTCTTTTCTTTTTAACTGCCTATTAGTTGGAATAATTGGTTCTTGATGATCCAAATTCATTTGAGAATCCGGTTTAATAACGCCGCAAATTGCACATTTGCTATGCCAAGCCAACCTACCACTTTTAGGATTAATACGTCTGTCTACTCTAGCTGCCTTTTTAGCATCGTTAGCCGCAGGCCATTTAATAGTGATACGACGTATTTGATTGCGCAACCAATCGTCTCTACGTTGATCTGGAGTTTTTGGAATTCTTTTCATACATATATAAATGTTAATTTATGTATAAAAAAAAATAAAACCTCTTAAATTTTAATAGTTTAAGGGGTAAATTACAAATTATTATTGGTTAATTGTCTATTAACTTATTAACTGTGTTATTAATTTTTTCTTTCACCCATTCATCGTAATTTATAAAATAAATCATATCCGTTGGAACCATACTACTTATACTGATTTCAATGTTCTGAAATTCAAATTCGGCTTTTATTTTTTCTGCATTAACAGGAGCCACCATAATATGAGGACGCATATTTGGTGTAGCAATTGGAATTATAATACATTTATTCATCAATTAACTTATTAACATTAGTGTTGATTGTATGTTTTAGCATTTCTTCTTCATACCATTCATTAAACACCGTCCAAAACCCGCTTTTTGGTGGTGTACTATAAACTACAATTTGACCAGCACTATTAGACATTGTTTCTTGTGTGATGGTTGTTCCACTATCTATAATATAATATGGTGGTTGTTGTTTCATTTTTCTTCTTTAGTTTTTGTTCGATTATCGCAACCTTCATTTGTACATTTTCTAAAATAACGATTACCCAAAGATACCTTTTCCATATTTCCAACGTGACAAACGTAACATATTTTTTTAGCAATCTTTTTAGCTGATACAACCGCTTCCTTTTCCTTATCGTCAAATAAAAACTTATTATATCCTTTGTTAAGTTTTCTAATGCTAGCAGTTAAACCTTTAATATGGTTTTTAAGTTCTCTATTTTCTCTTTCTAAACGGTCAATGATTTTATCTTCCCGTTCGTATTTTTTCATAAGCCACTACTTCCAAACCCCTTGCTACCACGTTCACTACTCCATAATTCTTCTACTTCTACAATAGGCGGTGTCTCACATTTGTATACAATAAGCTGTGCAATACGATCGCCTTTATTAACTTTGTATCCAAGTTTACCTAAACTAAACACATTGTCATATTGTGATTCATTATTAAGATTGTGTAACACTACCCCAATTTCACCAGTAAACTTAGCATCAATAACTCCAGCACCACTACGCAGCCCTTTCAAAGCCATACTGCTTCTATCACCAATAATACCCACATACCCATCTTCAATGTGAATAGCTACACCGGTAGGGATTAAACGAGTTTCACCCAATGGAATAAACATATCTACTAAGCTATAAAGATCGACCCCTGCATCAAAACTGTGATTGCGTGTAGGCAATGTTGCATATTTATTAATTTTATAAACTTCAATTTTATTCATGCTAACACCTTCTCAATATTTTCTTCTACTTCTTTAACAATGGCTGGTTCAAATCTATTACTTTGAAACCAATGCTCATCACCATAATACAAAAGTTTAAGACCAATTTTATACTCATCACCAGTTGAACTTATCTCATAAACAGGGTATACTTGACCTGGTTCTAAAAATAAACCTTCATGGTCGTGTTTACATCGAACATAAAATAAAACATCTTTATTGTTTTTTGTATCTGTCATCTTGAGTTTTATCCCGAATAACGTTTTCTAGTGCCATTAATAAATTAGCTACGGCACAAGCCAAGTGATGCACTGGGCGACCTAGCATTTCCGAACTTTCTTTATCGTAATCTTCTCCAGCCATAAATTGAAAGATATGTCTTAATGCGCCACCAACGCAACGAGTTGCACTAAGTCCTTGCATGAAATTAAAAGCACCGTATTTGTTTTTACCAACAAGAAACGGATATCCAACTTCCAACATTGCTAAAGGGGGAAGATAAGCCATAGCTGGTTTTTTATCATCAAACTTCACACCTTTTTTATGCTTAGTTTTTTTGTTATTCTTTTTCATTTAATAATCCTTCAATGCATTGTTCAACGTCGTGTTCCATTTTTACTTTAAAGCGTGTTTGTAACCAATCACCAAATGTGTGTTCAAGTTCGTAATAAGTATCACCAACAATGTTTACAGTGTAAATTTTATCAACAACTAATACACCTTTAGCACCATGGTCATTATTAATACAAATGACTTCAAAGGGTGGTTTCATTTTACTTGTCGCCAAGATTTACAATATTACGTTTTTTATTTGGTTCTTTTTTAGCGGCTTTACTGTAAGCTTTACAATCCATACAACGGTATTTACGAAATACAGATCGTTCCGTTCTGATAATGCCACAAGATTTAAGATGTTCGCCGCCACAAACAGGACAATTATCCGGTTTATCAAAATCATTAACATTGGGATGAGTTTTCATCCAAGGACGAATATGTTTATAAACACCTTCCAACAAGAACACATCGTGACGATTATAACGCTCCATATCTTTCCAAGACTGTGCGTCGTTTTTCATACAACCAAGCCACATATCATAGCCAGGATGTTTTAATTTACTTCCAACTTTAAAATATTTAGCTAAAGCGTCTAATGAATTACTATTAAATCCAAAATATTTTCTAGCTTCAAGTTTGGTGTCTAAAATTTTAAATGGACTAGGTGGTGGAAGATTGTGTACTGCAATTCTAGCGTTTACTTTTTTAATATCAAAACTTTTTCCGTTATGAGCTAAAATAATATCGGCTTCATCAAACAACTTCCATAACTTTTCAACTAATTTTTTATCATTTGATTTTTGATAATTAGCTTGACGAATAAATTTAATATCTTTATCACCAAACCATTTATATGAAGCGGATAAAATTTCCCATTCACGTTCTACGTGGTGAACATTGGTTTCCCAAATTTTCCAAGTATGACCAACAGTTGCAGAAGTTTCGATGTCAAAGATTAAAATTTTCTGTTTCAACACTATCCTTTAATTAGTCCCAAAGTTCAATTTGGGTTTTCTTTAATACCTTAACAAACCGCTGTAATATCTTAACCTGCATTGCAAAATGTTCATATCCATGATCAAAACAATTTGGGTGAATATGAGCCAATTCGTGTGCTAAAGTATCTAACAACAAACCTTTATACTCTTCTTTATACTTTTCTTTTTCTTTACTATAATTATGTGTTTTAATAGTGATTAAAAACTTACCGTTTTTATAATGAGTACAACCTTCTGTTTGAACTTCTTTACTGGGAATTTGTTTATAACCTTTAATTTTAGTTATTTTAGATAGGTCTATTAATCCCTCAGTTGCTTCTACAAAAGGAAGCATCCATTGTAATTCATTACTAATCTTCACTTTTAATTTCTTTTTCTATCTTCTTAAGGTAAATGTTAAGATAAACCTTATTTTCCATTATAGAAGATATTGTGTTTTTTACAGGGACGTATTTCTTATATTCGTTTAATTGTAAGAGTGCATTATATAAGATTTTATCTAAAGCTTTAAGGTCTTTAGCAATGGCTTTATATTTTTTATTCTTCTTATAAGAATCTAAGTCTAACGGTTTAAGGAGTGCCATCCGTCATTTCTTTTTTGTATTTGTCAAGTAAATCACGGTTGATAATCTTTTTTACAATACTGTTCCATGGAGTAAACTGAATATATTCACAGGTGTTAGGTGCATAATACACCAACATTGTTCCATATCCAAACCCAACAAACCTACCAATTTTTTCAATAAAACCACTGTCACCAGTCGCATAAAATTTAGGATTAGCGTTCTTCATATTTACTCCTTAGGGGTTTTCTTTAGTTGTTCGCGTACATATTTAGCGTGGGCTAAGAAAAACTTTCCGATCCGAGTAGCTTCCGCCTCTGTTAATACCCACTCACAACCTTCAGGAACGGTGGTGAGTACAGATGGTAAATCACCTGGGCCATTGTCAATGGATTGAAATTGAAATTCATACTCTTGCGGATTTAATAATACTGCTTTTGGTTTCATTTCTTTACTCCTTACCGTAAGCCGTAGCTTCTACGGCACTGTTGTTGGACACTACTACATATTTACAATTCTGTACAAATTCATCGATATTACGGGCGTTTAAATAAGTCATACCGCTACGTAATCCACCCTCAAAGTAGTTCATTAAATTTTCAACACTACCAGACACGGGAATTGTATAAGATTCACCCTCTGGCGCTCTAAAACTAGCAGTTTTGTTTTGCACTTCATATGAAGACTGAGAAGCACTTCCCCTGTAAATCTTAGATAAAGGTGACATATCAGCAATGGGTGCAGCACTCTCAATCGTGCCAGCCATTAAACGACCCATAAAAACCCCTTTAACGCCTAATGCCAGGGCTTTTGATAAATCTCCAGGGGTAGACATACCCCCGTCTTGAATGAGCGTATAACCCGTTCTAGCACAATCTAAAATACAAGAAACCGAAGGGGTTCCTACCCCGGCAACAATGCGAGTTTTGCACGCGCTATTATGAACAATTGCATTATTGGCAATAAAACTGTGAGTAGGACAATCTACTTCAATGTCATATGTTTCAACAATTTCATCGATTGTTGTATAATTGTTAATTCTGACAATTTGGTAATTCTCTGTTAATTGAGAATTCCAGGTTTTAAACGTTTTAGCACGAAAAGAAGGTTTAATATTTGCTAATGTAGCATTTTTTAAACCACCAACTGTTGGTTTTCTATAAGACTGACTTGGAAAATAACCATATAATAAATAATTTATAATTGCAAACAATTCTATTAACTGTGGTGATGTATTTGTTAATACTAATTTACCGTCGTCCTCGTGACCATCACTGTCAATTAAACCATCAAAAATTCCACGTAAATAGTTATTATTAATAACTAAATAATTATTTGGTAAATGTTTTTCTTGTTTTTTACCAAAATTAATCATTAATCTTGCCAATGGTAAACAGTTAGCATTAACAACAATAACGTTATTGATCTTTTTTGTGGTTACGTTAATGTTAAATACTTCTTTTAATGCGGTAGTTAATTTATAAACAATGTCCGTTTCGGTTTTATTAAAATACCAAGAAACTTTTCCGCGAACAGAATTTTTATGAATATTAACTCTTGAGTGACCATCACCCAAAAATGTTCCAAAAATATATCCCAAATTATACGAAGATTTAATTTCATTATTATATTCTTGAGCTTCAAAAGATTTTGAACGAATTGAAAATTCTTTTAAATTAATTAAAAAGTTTTCTTTTAAATCGAATTTAATATTTTTTGGCATTAACAATGTGCTTTTTTGGGTTTGATCAATTCTTTGCCATTTATATTTAGAATCCCCACTTTTGGTTGATTTATCTAAAACATTACCCAAACCCACGTCGTTAATATTTTTTATTGTAGAATAATCACCGATCCAATGTCGATGATCGGGCGTAACGATCGTTTCTTTGTAAAAATTATTGTTTTTATATTTAACTACCGATCTGAACCCGGAGTTTTTTGTTCCAATAACCTTTACCGATTGGCCATTTTTATTAATGACAAAATCACCAACTTTTACATCTTCAATATTTTTATAGGTAGCATTTGACATTAACACTCGCGTTCCAGCAGCAAAACAACCAGGCCCTACACCAATCTTCCAAGCCGTTGGAATTTTACCACTTTTTTCAACAAACGTGTTAATTTGTCCACTATTATCAAAATTACCAACAATAATATCTACGTCAAATAACATTTTTAGTGCTTTAAATTGGTTTAACACCTTCTCTTGAGCGCCGTTGGCCACGTCAATTACCAAAGTTTCAGCGCCAGCGTGAACTAAAGCCTCTGCGCGTTCAATCTCTGCGGTTCCTACACCTACAGACACCCAAGGCTTAACGTTATTATAAATACCTTCTTTAAAAAGAACAATATTTTGGTCAATAGTACAAAAACGATGTACCGTAGCAATACCACCTTGTTTAATAACAGCAGCAGATAATTGCGGCGAATAAACACTATCCATATTAGAAGCGATAATAGGTACTTGTAATGTTGTGTTGCCAATTTTAACACTAGTGTCTACGTCGGAACGTGATGAAATAGTTGTAAAATTTGCTGGCACTAGGGAAATATCTTTAAATGTTAAATTTTTATTCATGTGTTTATTTTATCTTAAATTATGTTATTTGTCAATAATATTGTTAACTGTATTATACATAAACTTTTTCAATTACACCAGTTCGTGTTAAATCCGTAAAGTTATTAATTTGAAACAAATGATAATCGATAAGACGCGCCGTCTGATTTATACTAAGCTGTTCAAATAAATCTGTATCTTTTCTAAATCCAAAAACAACTATAGCTGTCCCTGGACCATTTTGTTTTTTTTCATAAATACCTTGTAAGGTAACAACACACCATTTTGATGAATCGACTACATTTTGTACTCCAAAACAACATGCAACATAATTATAAATAGAAAAACTACTAAAAAATTCATCCGGTAATGGTCTGTCATCTGCAAATTTACTATCTGGGAATAAAACAATGTTCATTTCTTCCCAATAGGATTTGCTCTGTTGTATGGTGTCATACCACTCACCTTTGGGTTCTACTATTAAAACTTGAATATTTTGTTTATTGCAATACTCTATTAAATCGGTTTTTTCTTTACGTGTAACTACTAAAGGAACTAAATTATATTTAGCACAATAATTAAAATGCCATTGAATTAATGGTTGATTGGTTACAGGGTCAATCAATAATTCTTTTGATTGATTGGGTAACATACCCATCCGTGTACCTAAACCTGCTGCCGGAATAATTGCGCGTTTCATTTTAATAAATCCTCTATTAACACGTCTTGATAAAAGTTTAAATAATTTAAATATTCATCTTCTAATAAAACAGGTTTTTCTAAATCCAAATATTTGTCGGTTTTGAGTTTATTTTTTTGAAAATGTTCTTTCCATGTAAAATATAAAAGTGGATCAATTTTTCTATTTGTTGTTGAACCATCTTTGTTTAAGATAATCATTATAATCATACGTTATTTTAATAACTCATTTATTAAAGCGTCTTGTGTATAATTCATAAAATCTGAATATTCGTAATCATATAAAATTGGAATGGGAGCATTTAACCACACGTCCCTTGTTTTATGTTTGGTGTAATATTTTTTCCATTGTTTGTACTTTTCAGGATTTACGTTTTCTATTTCTGTTAATCCATTTTTTAATACATGTATTTTCATATTTTATTTGAATATTGTTGTAAAAATAATAACAAATCATTACTAGGTTTAAATCGGTTTTGATGTTTTGATATTTTATTTAAATCTTCCGGTAAACCAGAATATTGAAAACTACACAATTTAACAATTTTATTATCTAGTTTATTATGTATCCAACAAACTCCGTTTTGTTCAATAATGTCTCTTTCGTGTAAATTATAATAAGCAACATTATAAGAATAATCTCTTAAGATTGTAACATTATCAACAAAAAAAGGCAAACAGTTTAACCAACTCTGATCTAAAAAAATACCACTACCAGATACACAATGGGTTTTTTGTGTATTGTATTGCCATTTAAGAAACTCTATGGTTTCTTTTGTGTTGACCCACGCCACGGTGTCACTATTAATATGACCAGTTTGTATCACACCAATCTGATTAGGAAAATTTTGGTCTACTGGAAGTGGTGTAAGAGTGTGAGGTAATACAACGTTGTTATTATTGTCTAATAATTTATCTGGGTAACAAAAAAATTCTACATCTGCGCCAGTAAATACAACCTTTTCATATCCTTGTTCAAAAGCATCTAACACAATTAACGGTCTAATGCTACAGATAATTTGCAAAGGGTCTTTGTATTGTGTTGAGTTATATAAATGATTAATGTTAATTACTTCATCAAAAACGGGCGTTTCATACCCAATGTGGTATAGAATTTGTGTTGCGTGTGGGACATGTTTTTTTACACTATCAAATAACACCTTATAATTTGATAGATATAAATCAGAGGCAATACAGATAAATGCCGTTTTCATTATTCAATGTTCCAGGTTGGTTTATTAATTTTTTCAAGCACTAATAGTATTTCGTATTGTCCCCAAGCGTGTTGTTCTGGTGGTATAGAATAGTTATATCCTTTATCGCCGTCTTCTAATACTCGTACTCTATAACTATTAGGTTCAAATGCTTGTTCAATTTCTGCCAACAACGTGGCCGGAGAATAGAATACGCGATGATCTCCATTATATCTACTGGGTTTATTAAGTTTCTTTTCGTAAAGAAATTGGTGCGGCACTGCAATAATTAAATGACCGCCAATCTTAATAACCCGCATCCATTCCCGTAGGGTTTCAATACGATTATCAATGTGCTCTAAAACGTGACTACTGTAAACCGCGTCTTGAGTGCTATCACCAAACGGCAAATGTAACCCGTCATACCCTGGAGTATTTAAATTAATAACTTTAGTGTTTGGTAATACACCAACGCTATCAATATAACCATCCGCACCTATCTCAACTGTTTCACCGGACATATATTTATCAAAAAAACCATTGTCAATTTTATCTTCATACGTGCGGCTAGTTTCTTCACCAACCCTACGTTTAAGTAATTCTTTTTTATTATTTTTATAACTCATAAAATTTTATCCAATTCTAGTATAAATAAATCCGGCGTTAAAGATTTTAAACACTCAATTTCAGCACCGGTTGCATTTTTATCGTAATAACACTTAGTAAAAGATTCATGATGAAAAGCAAATACAAAATTACTTTGACAAAACCGACACTCAACAGAATCAGGCGGTATTACAGGTATAAAATTATATCCTTTAACTCCGTTGTTTCTAAACGGTACGCGATGTTGTGGGTCTACCGTTGTAAAACCACATACAACCGTGTTTGTTGGGTGTGTTGCAGCCAAATGAATTAAACCATTATCCAAACCAACTGTAGTTTTTGCTCCATATAAAATTTTAGCTGTTTCTAGAAGATTAGTTTGGTCTATTAAATTAATTCCTTTGTGGTAATTAATAGTGGTGTCAAATTTACCTTTAATAATATAATTAAATCCATTGTCGGTTTCTTTTTTACCTAAAAATACTGGAGTATAACCTTTAAACAACACATAATCAATAATAGAATTAATGGTGGTAGGTAAGAACTCTCTAACCGTGCTGGTAAAGCCGGTTGTAATAACCACATATTTATCTGGCAAGTTAAACTTAGTGATATTAACGTCATCAAGTTTAATAGGAAGGTAGTTTTTGTGTTTATCTTCTACTTGTTTATTAATAAATAAATTAAACCCATGTTCAGTCATATGGTATGACAGGTTTGTGTGAGTATTAGAAGCTGAGGCTCTAGTCGGAAATAGTTTATTAAACTTATCTTTTTGAGAAAACTTTTTTAATACAACTCTACCAGGAGTTAAAGAACGCTTAGCAATATCATAGAAAAAATCAGGTATCCAAACGTGGGGGATTACTTCAGGGTGATTTTGAATTACATATTCAATAGCTGGAAGTCTTGCAAGACAATCACCCAATCCACCATCGTTAAATAAGAAATTCACATGAAATGTTCTGTCCGCTTTATTATTTCTAAACATTATTTACGGTCCTGAATTTCTTTTAATGTTGGAGCATATACCCCAAATTGTTCTACACAAACAGCAGCCGCCTTAGAAGCAAATTCAATTGCTTTGTTTAATTCATATCCGTTCATTATAGCATAAGTTAATGATGCAATACAAGTGTCACCACACCCAGTAACATCAACAACTCTAGTGCTTAGTGCTGGCATAGAATCAATAAAGTTTTGTTGTTGTGTTTTGGCGTGCATACCATTATCACCATCTGTAATAACAACAATTTGAGCATTAGTAATTTCAAATAGTTTTCTAAAAATTTTAGGCAGGCTAGTTTCTCCGGTAGCCGTTTTGGCTTCTTCTAAATTGGGTTTTAATAAATAACAATTTTTATAGTTATTAAAATCTACATTCTTACTTGGATCAACAAAAGTTTTAATACCAGAAGAGAATACAGCATTATAAATTGCTGGAGTAAACCAACCCTTACCATAATCTTCAACAATAATAGCATCCGTGGTTGTTTTGTATAAGTTAATAAAATCTAAGATCTCTTGTTCAGAACAGTTTCTAGCGGGATAATCAACATCAATACGAGCTATTTGTTTATCTTTTTCAAACACTCTAGTTTTAGTGATGGTGTTGCCATCTGCTTTTTCATGAACATTTACACCAAGTTTATACAAATTCGTAGCCACATTATGAGACATTCCCCATTTTGTAATTTGATTATTAACTTTTAATACAGGAACAAGAATGTTTTCTGGTGATTGACGTGTGTGTTCGGTGTATAAATATATATCAGCGCACTGTTCGCCGAGTACCATGACATTCATTTTAATACACTTTCTAAATTAGAATAAAATTTATCATTAAAAAAATCATTTAATAACCGAACTTCTCGTTCAAGGAATAAAAGTTTAACTATTTCTGTATTAGTGTTTTGTTTTCTAAAATTAATATGATCTTGTAAATACCACCGGTAATCATTATTTAATGAATTTAAAAATTCATCCAATTGTTCTTGTGTTAAAGTAACAATTTTGTCTTTACTTCCACCTGCTTGAAAAATTACATATTTCACAGTAATTGTTCCTCAACAAAATTACAAATAGAATGCATTAGCACTTCATGTACTGTTTGTATTGTGCTAGTTCTTTCAGATTGAGCATGAAATGTTTTCGTAGCTAAAAAACTACCTTTGCTATTATTTTTACCTGAAAACAAGATGCTTTTAATTTTATGTTGTTCGCAATATTCTAAAGCTTTTACTATATTTGCAGAATTACCGCTAGTAGAAAATGCAATGAATAAATCTTTATCCGTGGCCTTACCTTCTAGTTGCCGAGAAAACACTTGTTCATAACTATAGTCGTTTGCAATAGCTGTAATGGTAGCTAAATCGGTGGTTAAAGCCTCTACATTGAGCGCCTTGCGTTCTTTTTCAAACCGTCCTACCAATTCCCCTGCCATGTGGGAGGCGCCGCTAGCAGACCCGCCGTTTCCAGCAATAAATATCTTATTACCTGTTTGTATAGTTTTTGTGATGATGTTCTGAATAGATTTTAAAGTAGTTTTATTAGCAATAATAGAATTGGTCAGTGAGGTTTGCACTTCTAAAGTGTGGTTTTGAAAGTAGTGTTGTAAATTCATTTTAATAACTTATCAATAGATTTACTAACTTTTTTTTCTAGTTTAAACTGTCTTAACAATTTTCTAATTTTTTTATCTTCAGAATAAGACATAGAAGGAAAATCTTGATCAATCCAAATAACTTTACTATCATCTAAAACGTTAGAAATTTTTTGTATAAATTCTTTACTTACATATTCTTTTTTACCATTAAAATATAATATATAATGTTTCATGGTAGGTTTAATCCAGATATTACTTTTAATAAAATCCAGTTATTCTTAGCACAAATTCCTGCCAATTGACCACGCGGATCATCATCCACCAATATAACTTGATCGCCTTTTTTTTGATATTTTTTAATCTCTTTTTGTTTAAAATATCCATAACTTGTTTTATCATTTGATGAACGCATTATTAATTTACGTTTAGGAAATTTATGTTTGGTTAACCATTTTACGGTTATTGCTCTATACTTTTCATCTCTGCTAGTTAGATAAACAAACTTACCTAATTTTCTAGCAAGTGTACGCATAGACTTAATAACTTTGTCATTAAGCATGTCATGTTCTTTTTGAACAAGGTCCAACCAATGTAAATATTCAGCACTATAATGCGTTTTATTTTTAGGTGCTTTAATAGACTTAAGACGGCGTGAGCTATCACACACCGTACCGTCTAAATCAACATAAATTTTTACTTTATTCTTCATAATAAATATTTGCAAGCGGGTTAGGCTGAGTAGCTACGCTCTCGATTAACCAATGCTACCGTGATCAGCGGCTTCCAGATTGATCACCTAACCTATTTTAACGCAACTTTGCGTGAGCAAAACGCAATATTACCGCCTGCTGGTCCCTCTGAGCTTTCGCAGCGAGGGGTCACTTGTTTGGAGCATGTATTGCATCTATGTCTGCAACACCAAACAAACTTAAACCATCTTTACAGTTTTACCAACCTTTTTCAAAGGATGATCAACTTGTCCTTGTTTAGAAATAATCCAAAGGATGTTATTATTAAGATGATATTTTCTATTGGCTTCACCATAATAACCGTCCGTCAACACGACCGTAAGATCTGGTTGAAGCTTTTCAACCGTCTCTAACACACAGTTTGGATCGGTACCACCACCAGTAATATCTTTAGAGTTTAAATCTTTGCGCAATTTGTATTTAATTGTGTTACGCATTGCTGTATCCCAAAAACTTAGCTTACAATCATTCTCACCAACTTTTAAGAAACCATCAATAACCTTTAAGCACTCATTAATTTCTTTATATGAAATACTACCGGACACATCCATAAAAAAGTGAATGCTTGGTAATTTAGCTTTGGTTGTACCAGGAGCATAAACACCATAACGTTTATTAGGCCGGTTCCATGTGCTTGCACGGTTTTTTGACGTTGCAGTTTTCTTAATACAAGCAGCTAAAATACGTTTATAGTCAAGCGCACCAATTTGGCTATCAATCTTTTGAATCAAATCCCGCATAAAATCTGGAATGTTGCTATGACCAAACTTTGTTTTATCAATAGTGCGTTCAAAAATATCTTTGGTTTGTTCTAAAAATTTACGTTTTTCACTCTCAGACAATTGGTCAAACCAATCGTGAACGTCAAATTCTCCACCCTCACCAGTATATTTCTTTAGTTCTTCTTTAGTTTCTTCAGTAAGATTTTCAGGATGTTCTAAAAGGTCTAGATACAACTCAAACAATTTTTGTTCAGGAAAAGGTTGTGGTTTCTTATTATCATCAATATAAGAAAACTTCTTAACGTCAACACAATCAGCAGGCAAGCCTGGAATGTATTGATTAATTGCCATATCCATAGCAATGTTTAATAATTTTTTATCATTCTTTTCAAACTCAAACGCTCTAAAAATATGTTGGTGAACAAAATGAAGAATTTCATGCCACAATACGGCACCACGTTCAACCGTTGTTTTAGCAGCAAACCATTCATAATTGATTTCAATCCAAAACAATGCGCGTTCTTTATCGTACATTAACGCAGCAGTTGGAATACGATTTGTATATCGAATATTAACTTCTTGAATTAATGCAGCATAGAATGCATTTTTCTTAGAAAGTTCGTAAATTGCAGATTCAAGATATTTGCTATCAAAATTCATTTGTTCACCTTTTAATAATTATAATACAAATCTATAATAAAAGCAAGAAAAATATGTCCCGTTTTGGTCACACTACGGGACAAGAGTGTCGAAAGGAGAGAAGCCGATAGCTTCAATTGACCATCCAGACGATATTAGTCTTTTAGACGAGATTTTAGGTGTTCAGTAAGTTCTTTACTGCTACCAATGATACGCTCAGCCAACTTTTCTTCATTACGAACAAAACTTAGTTCTTTAATAAGAACAATAGCTTGGTCGGCTGGAATGGTGAGTAACACTTCTCTTAGCAAGTCATCAGAAATTTCATTTGTTTTAATGATATCCTTAATGGTGATGCTAATTTGAGCGTTATTATACGATTTTGGATTGCTGTATGTTTCTAGGCGACCCAATGCCTTTTTCTTAGTTTTTGCATTAGCTAAATTCTCATACAACACGGGTACTTCATTGTACAAGAAGCTGTAAAATGCATTACCGTAGTTATCACCAAGAATAGATTGAAATACTTCAAGTTCCATTTCTCGGGGAATACCAGCGGCTAATACACTATTTACTTGAGCAAAAGAACGTGGCGACACATACTTATTACCAGTGTTCTCAGCAACTTTTTCTGGGTTAACGTATTTCCAGATACCACTTTGCACAAACATAACCAGACGTTCATCCCATTTGTTAACTTCCATATAATCAACAAACGTTTTTTGGTCATATTCTACTTCAAACATGACGAAACGATTTTTAAGTGCGCTATCCATGACGTTAACATCATAGGATTCGGTTTCTGGGTTAATGGCACCAACAATCAACCATCCTTCGGGAAGATGGTATTCATGGATCTTACGGTCGGTGAGAAGTTGCATAAACGTGTTCATAACGCTTGTAGTACCGCGATTGGGTTCTTCAAGTAGCAACACCCCTTCACCGGTAGTGGGAAGCCAGCTTGGTGGATTATGCACAGTAACTTGACGATCACCAACTAGCGTGATGCTAGGAAATCCAATGATGTCTGGTGCCTCAAGATATGCTGCACGCAAATCAATAAATGGCATGTTATTTTCAGCACACCATTGTTGAATTACACTACTTTTCGCGACTCCTGGGGGTCCCACAAACAGCGGGTTAAGCAACCCCTTGGATTTACGAACATTTCTTGCCATGTCTAGAACGTTTTTAATTTGCGATGGTTTCATTTAACTACTATCTCCTTTTGGTTAATGCTTTATATTATGTATATTAACATGACTATTATAATTTGTCTAGTAAATTGTTTACGGTGGTAGAAATAATTTCTTTTTTTAAAGCGTTTTCACAATCTTTTTTAGTTGCTCTATTATCTAACCACAAAGCCATTTTATCTTTTATAACACTTTTTAAATGATTTGTTTGATATGTTAAATCTTCTTTTCCAAATTCAGGATAAAATACAGTAAGTAAAAATATATATTCGTTTAAAGTTACATAAATTTCATCACAGCCAAGTTTAATACAAATCATATTATTTTAATAATTTATCTATGTTAGTGGTAAAATTATCTTTTAAAATTAATTCATTAATAATGGGCATTCCCTTTGCGTCATAGTCGGTATCCAACACATAATTAATGTTTTGGCTAATAAAACAAGCTACATTCATTTTTTTAAATAAACCGGTAGATAAATAATCTTTGTGAACAAAATAAACACTTTCCATATCTTTATCTTCAACGTTTTTATTTAATGCCAAATCGGTGATATAATCGTATAAAAAATATCTCATAAAATTACCTCAAGTTGTTGATTTACCAATGTAATTTGAGTGGGTAAAGAAGCGTCAAATACACACAAACAGCTAGGTTTTGTATTACTGGACGTACTGCCGTCAAATTGAATTCTACCAGAAATAATAAAAATTTGATTAGGTAGGCTATCTTTAAAATATTTGGTTGTTATCTTCTCTAGGGGTATGAGCATAACAATTTTAGCACCCTTATCACGCTCTATATGGGCTTTAGCAAGCCAATCATACGCATTTGAATAGGGAGGGTTACACCAAGCATATCCGTTGATTTTATGCCATTCTTGTTGAAAACTGTCTATTCCTTGGTTGTAATAATAGCCGTTAATACATTTAGAATTGTGTGTTTCACATGCTAAATCCCACACAAAATTGTATTTGTTGTTCACGATATTATAAAACCAATCCGGTGTTACCCAATTGTCCTTGCCACTAGAATGTTCAACAAGTTTCATGCCAACACCTTTTCAATAACATTATTGATGTTACGTTGTTTTAACCAAATAATAAAATTGGGGTTATGTTGAAATAACGGGTCAAGAGTTAAAAAATACGGTTTTTGAAGTGTATTTAAATAGGTATAAAAATAATCTTTATTTACAAAACCGTTATAACCGTCATCGTTATAAAACGACAAACAAAATTCTCTGTACAACTCAGGGTCAACTTGTATTTCTTCTGTTCCAATTTTTATTGTTAATAACTTCATAACTTATTATACCCCGTTTCAGTTGTATAATAAACATTTTTTATTCCATATTGCTTAATAATTTCTTGACACACTGAACAAGGTTTAGACATGGCCATGCTACCGTCTTGCAATTCTCTATACACGTAAATGCTTCCACCTTGGGTTTCTTCTATAGACAATCCCAATAAGGTTTTAAATTCTGCATGGATATAACCACCCCAACCTTTACTTTTTGTATGGGTTTTAGTCATGTCGTTAGAAGCAAAGTTTAATACCCGATGTTTTTTATCTAGAACAACGGCACCAAGTTTAAATTTACTATTGGATTTTTGGGCAGACTTCTTGGCTAGTCTAAAAAATTGCTTTTTCATTTTAAACATTTCTCAACATTATCTAAAATGATTAATTGTAATTTATGTTCTTTATATATTTCATGAACATCACAGCCATCAAACCAAATACAAAATTTGCCGTCTATATTTTTACAACACCAATTATATAATAAAAAATCATCGATTTGTTCAAATAAATAATTAATCTGTGTTTCTGAAAGAACTATAGTTGTTAAAGGTTGCGCGTCCGATTTAACTCCTTCTCCGTCTGGTGTCATGTCGGCAACACTATAAATTTTTATTATCCGATCCATCACATTATTATATCACAGGCTATTAATAATGTCATCTACTGGTTTACTAAAAATTACTTCTTTAATTAATTTTACCGTTTCAGGAAAACTATATACAATTGGTCCTTTGTCGCCATGTATTTGTTTAAATGAACCTAAGCTGCTATGTTTAAATTTATAATAATTATCATGTGCTTTGACTATTGCTTCAGCCGTAGATTCGTTTACGATATACGTTGAAACGGTGAAACTACCATCATTTGTATCGTTATATTCAATTAATTGAATATTATATTGCATTTAATAACTCTTTGTTTTTCTTAAGTGAATAATTAATAAACACTTCTTTACCGAGAACAGGCCAAAATAATTTAGCTGTATTGTATAACTTTTTTACAAGTGCCATCTTATCGTACTCGCCTGTAAAATTTTCACATAGTTCTAAAGTACCATCTTCTTTGAAAAACAACCAAACTCTATCACCTTCTTTATACTCAGTGTCTTCAATAGCATCAACAATTTTTGTTTCATTTGTGCGTTCTGAAGTCATAGTTGTTTGACTGAGAGTTTTTCTACTACTCCAACGTTTAACGTCTTGAACGTTTAAAGCTTCTTTAATATACCTGTGATATACTTCTACGTAATCATTTTTATCGTATAGAATGCTATTGATAACATCTTTAATAAAATCACGTAGTGCTTGTTCGCGATTACCAGAACGGATAGCACTTCCCTTGTAAGTGATATCCCCGTCACTATCTAACATTACGTAGTTCTTAGCCTTGAACACTATCGTTTTACGGAAATACCCATCTGGTGCAAAATTAATAAGCTCAGGAAATAATCCGTTTAACTCTTCTAATAAATCGTGTTGTTCTTGTTCTGTAAATTCAGAACCATCTGGTTTATTAACCATAATCGAATCAGTGTCAGCATTGGTTAAAATAAAATTATAGGTTTTCATTTTAATACACTCTCAACAACATTATTAATTTTGTTTTGTTGTAAAACGGTTTCAATTGTCAAATATATAGGCTTAGGAACAAAAAATAATTCATCTTGTATGTTACCAAATACAAAACCACCTTGTGATACTCTATATTTGTTTAAAACCCAATATAATGACATCTTTTTTTGTTGAATAAAATATTTATCCAAAATAATTTCTTTTGAATTATCAATTTCTAAACGACTATTTTCAAGAGTATAAATTACAATCATTCTACATTCCATTCTTTATAAGATTTTCCCGTTGCCCATTTAATGGATGTTTCTAAAATTTCTCTACCTTTTCTAGTCACTTCAGAAGCAGAATTAGAATCGTTAAAACACAAACCGGGCGCACCAAGCAACCCGTAGGAACTATTGATAAAAATTTTCCTTGAGTTACTTACATCTTCATAATACTTATTTTTGGTTTTATTGTATTCTTGTTTGTCTAGAAGTCTTTGGTCTGTAAAATACTTTAAGATTTTAAGGAACACTTTCTGTGGGTCTTTAAATTTAGGGTAAATTTCATATTGCAACATGACGCTAGGGTACAAACTGCTGATATCCCACTTGATGCAATTTGACCAAATCCCGGGATTGCCCCAGCTAATTGCTCCTGTAAACTCTCTACCCTCACTAGTTTTAGGAATGCTATGTCCTTGTTGTAAATAAGCACGCACAAGCATTGAATTAACTTGGCTACCAGTTGCACTTTCAACAATTGATTGAAATGCTTTAGGTACGTTTTGAGCAAAATAAAATGTTGGTGCAATCATTAAATCATACAATTTTAATGCATCGTCGGCGTCGTGTTCGCAATATTGTTTAATCTTTTCCCATTCTGTTTTATCTTTATAATTATGTCTAATGGTAGATGCATCATAAAATACTCGATTAGGGTCTTCCAAACCTTCTTTACTGATAATAGGTTTTAACCCATAGCTATCGTATTTCTTTTTAACAACATCATATCTAATAGCAACAAACAAAGTGTCACAAATTTCACGTCCAAAACAACGCACCTTATGATAGTTTAAAAATTGTGTCTGGTCTTTACGAAACTTACTTTCATATTGTTCAAACACAATGTCACTACCGTCTCTACCTAATTCTAAAGATGTTAGGTGTTCTTGTGCGCATAAATTTAAATAGGGTAGGTCAAACGAATAGATATTATGTCCAATGATAATTGAAGGGTCTTTTTCTCTTACCCATTTGCACCAAGCTTTAATCATTTCACCCTGGTTTGCATAATCATCGTAAGCAAATAGTTTACGTTCAATAACGCCATTTTTGCGGAATGTATTAGAAATTAATAAAACCTTGTCTTTCGATGTATATTCTAAACTTGTGGTTTCAATGTCAAAAGAAAGAATTGACACTTCTTTATAATCCATACCTTTATAATAAGTGTATCCTTCTTTAACTAGAAAAGATTCTTTAGCGTCATAAATAGAATAAATGTCTTTTTCTTTAAAAAACCGACGAGCTTTAATAAAGTCTAATCTTTCATTAAACTTTTTACCCCACTTGTAATGTAAGTCACCTTTTAAACGAATGCTTTTTTCATCAAGCTTTTCATTAGATAAAATCCAATAACTATTTTTTACAAATTGTTTGGTAATGGTGCCGTCTTGGTTTTCAATAAATAATAACGTTTGTTCATCTAAGGGTTCAACAGAAACAATACGCTCAAGGTCTTGTTTACCGTACACTAAATTTTTAATTTCATTGTCCATTATTATGGGTTCCAATTAATTGATCTAGTTTATTGGTTAATTTATTATTAAACTGTTGTTGATGAACTTCTAACATAATTTGATCAATCGTTAAATTCATAAAACAAGATTGATCGTTATTTTTAAAATAGATAATACAATGGCTATTAGATTCTTGATAGATATAGGCAACGTCTTCGTATTTAAAACAACACTTGTTGCCGTCGGTACCTGTTACAATAATCCAATCACCAAGCATTAGCACTTTCTTTTTCTTGTTTTCTAGCTTCCTTAATATCGTCTAATCTACGAGATTCTTCAAAGGTTAAATCTCTTACCGTGCCACTTAAACCGTCCCAATATTGATCGATCTTGAAAAGTCCACCCATGCGGTTTTTCAGACAGGTAATAGATAAAAATTTATCATCTTCTGGGTGTTCAGGATGAAACCCTGGGCGGTTGATACCCAACATTACCGACACTGCTTGTGCTACCGCTGAAGAACCTTTAGCTGCTTGGTATGTTGTGATGGTGTCTGCCGGATTAGCATACACTTTACCGGGTTGTAATAGTGAAATAACGCAACAATTAAATTTATGGGAAATTTCCCGAAGCTTTTGTGCAACTAATGCACTACTAGCCGTAGCATCACCCATTTCAGTTAAAATTAACTCATTATAATCTACAATAACCAACCGAGACTTTTGTCCGCGTTTTTCCTCTACCGCACGAATTGTTTCTTCAATTTGTGGAATAGTTTGTCCTGCGTCAAAACAAAACTCAATATTTTTGTATTCTTTTTGTAGTAGTTCTAAAACCTGGCGTTCAAATTCTGGGTCTTGTTGTTTCATCTTATTAAAGATTGCCTCAGATTGTAAACCCATGTGTTTTTGTACTAACTTTTGAATAACAAGGGAATGATACATGTCATATGAAAGAAAAATACAAAGCTCATTGTTCTTACTCATGGTGTTTAAAATTTGAATAGCAATGCTGGTTTTACCCGTTGAAGGAGGAGCAACAATACCAACAAACATACCAATTGTTAGTCGAACACGTTCATCCAAAGCTTTAATACCCGTTTTAATTGTTAGCTTATCGATGTTAGTAGCATAGTCTTTAAACAAACCAAATGCGTCGTGAATTTGGATAGTTTTTTGTTCGTGCTTTTTACAAGCATGTTCACCAAGGGATTGACAATAATCGTGTAGTGGTCCTTCTACTTCACATGAATATTGGCCGCCTTGCCACGTTGTACTGTATACAGATTCGAGAATGTTTTCCCAAATTTCATCTGTACTAAACTCATCTTGATTAAACTTTCTAGCTTGTTTTTTTACGGCAGATTTAAGCATATAATATGCTGTTTCTCTGTCATATCCTAAACCACGACATGTTGCGGCTAATGTAAGCAATGCTTGATGGCGATTGCCACTTTCAAAGTTACCCTGGAGAAGTGACCACTTGCAATTTCTCCATTCTTTGGGTTTATCTGAAAAGTCACTAGTAACAACTTTTGTATTTGTTTGTTGTACTTCAGACGTTAATTTGTTTGTTGTATCCCTGGTAAGCTTACTAAACTCGTTAATACCTGGTAAAACGCTTTTAACAACGTTTCTATCAAGCTTCCTAGGGGTAGATGCCAATTTAACAATCTCATCAATTGGAAGAGATTCTAGTTCTTCTAATGTCAAGGGAATTTTATACAAACCACTGTTTGGATGACGGCTATTGGGCAAGCGAATAATACGTACCGGATCTGCAACAACTGTATCGATTGTATTATATTTTTTATTAAAATTAGATAGTACACTTTTAAGATGAACAGGATTAATAAACTCTGTTAGATATACTTCTAAACAAAATCCTTTACTACCAGTAAAAGAACAATGAATACTTTCTTCAGAAATTCCATAATTAACTAAATCAAGTGCTAACGCCGTAGATTGTTTTTGAGCTTCTTTTAAATCTTTTGAATCTAGATCAAAAAATAAACGATTAGACTGAGTATCTTTAATACCAGCAAATGAACCGGTTTGTTCAAAAATACTTTTTTGTGCTTCATTATAATAATATAAACTTGTATAGTAGTCTTTTTTATTATCAATAATTAAATCATCATTCAAACTAAAGTTTTGTTCTACGGTAAGATTTGGATTAACTTCAATTAAAGTGGCTTTGCTTGTTAAGCCTTGTTTTAAGGCGATAAAATATTTTTGCACTTATGTTTCCTTTGAGTAGATAAAATACATTGTGGTGTAATTATATCACACTTTCTTACGTTTGTTCAACAAAAACCCCAGAAATTCTACAGAGGATATAGAAAATCTGGGGTAGTTGGGGTATTTGCAGACAGGGTAATTATTCTTCAGTGACAATTACCAATTCATACTTAAGTGATTCAGGAACATTGCGTGGCTTTTGTCCTTCTTTCACTGGTCGCTTACGGGGATCTTGAAGTTGGATCGCACCGTTAACAACATCCAACACCTTATCACCCTTAGCGTTCTTCACCATGATTTTAACATCAAAATTATAATCTTGGTTTTTATTTTTGTTATCACCCAATTGAGCATACGGGCCGAATTTACCTTCCCAGATATTACCAATTTTAGTGTATTTCTTTTTCTTTTTTACTTCTTCAGACATTTTCTTTTTCTCCTGTTAAGTTATTTTCTTGAACATTTTCTTGCGGTTGTTCTTGAGTAGGAGCTTCTGTTTGTTGTTTTTCAAGCTCCGATGCTTGTTGAATGCTTTGAAAATTGGCGTACAATAACATCATATATTTAGATGTTAATAAATCATCACCAACTGAAAACACTGTTTTTTCTTCTTCAGAAGTAAACTTAAGTGCTTTTGTTTCTAAAGGATATAATACAAGGTTTTTTAATACTCGTTTAGCTTGTCGTGCAGTTAATACATTAACTGCCAGTTCAAACCGACTTGAGTATTGTTTAAATTTTAATGCTGCAATATCTTCCGGTGCCATTGCTTGATTTTGATTAACCTGTACATCTTGAGAATATACAGCGTCGGCACTAGTAGACACTACTTCTTGTGTTAGTTGTTGTTCGTTATCTGCCGGTACTAATACTTGTTCTTCGTTTACCATTCTTCACCTTTATTTTCTTGCACTGGAGTTAGGGGTTCCGGTTGAATTGCTGTTGGTAATGGTTGTTTTTTAAAAGAAGAAACAGGCTTAGTTTCTTGTTTAACTGGTGGTGCTTTAATTGTAGCAGATGCTAGGCTACCATCATCATCTTCACTAGGAATGAACATCAATGATTGTAGGCTATAGCGTCTAGCATAGCTAATTGCACTACCGTAGTCTTGCATGTTTTTAGGTGTAAGCAAACGCATACGAGAAGTAAGTGTTTCACCAGATTCAGCATGAATCAATTGAGTTTCAACGTATTCACCAGTGGTGTCTGATACAACAGGTTGAGTAACTACAATTCCTGCATTATTAAGTGCATCTTTACAAGCTTCCATTACACTACCAAGGGTAGCATAGTTACTTTTAAAGAAAGGGTTCTTTGCGTCTTTTACTGCTGCACCAATATTACGTTGTGCAGTTAGTAGTGCTTTAGCAATGTTTTTCACCGATACTACTCCTAATTGTGGGATACTACTTTGCGGAATAAATGTCCAAGGTGTTGTGCTTGGATCAAGAAACACGCTGTTTGTTTGTTGTGTTGCACTACCTTGTGTACCATTAAATTCTTTATCCCAATCATATTTATTATTTTCTGCCATATTTTCCTTTAATTATTTTTGACAAGACACCTTAACTAAATTGTTTGAAGACACTAATTCATAACCTAATCCACCTTTAAAGAAAGAACTAGGATATGACAATTCAACTTCATATTTATTGGGAATAAAATGAACTTTATAAATTTGATTATAACCTAATGTACGTACACAATCTCCAATTTTATACGTGTTGTTGTTAGATTGATATGCTTGAAAAAGCATTCCAGATACAAATGTTATTGTTAATACTAACACGCCACTAACATTATACAAAAAATTCATTTAATCTCCAGACAAAAACAAATATACAGAGGTAAACGTAAAACCAATAAGAAACCCAATAACAAAGTAACTCATTTAAGTAATTCCTTTCCAAGAACAATTTTAAAACGTTCCTGGGCTTCCAAAACAGTGTCACCCGCTTTGCTAAATTCTACAACACCAACATCACCCGTTGATGGATTAAATTTAATCCTAACAAGTTGCCAAGAACTACCAACTTTAACAATACTGTAAGCAGTGTTTTTCATTTCTGCTACAACCTTGGCTTCTTGATGAATAACTTCTACAGATTTATCCTCAATCTTGGGACGACCTGGTTTCTTCTTCACTTGTTCCATTATCCGTTCCTTTAATTTGTTCTCTCATTTTATCAAGTTTTGATGATAAAAGCAAGTTTAAAGTTTGTTGTATCAAAAATAATATAATTAATAGTTGTAGATGTAGTTCTGAAGTTTTATAAACTAGATGCAATAATACGCCAATCATAGCATATCTACTAAGAATATACAAAATGTTATTTAATAACAAAGTCATTAATATGCTCCTTGTAACACCATTACACTAATCCAAAATAACACACTAAATAAAACCATATAACCAATTGGGTGCATTGTTTCTTGTTTTTTAATTTTATTTTTCATGCTTTTATTATACCTTATTATATTAATAAAGTCTACCTCTGTTTTCCACACTCCGCGTAATAACCGTTAGTCGTGACCTTAAAGAATCGTATAAGGCAAGGTGAACGTTTGTAATGAACAGAACACCTAGACCTAGCACTTAAATAGCTTTTTTGGTCCATTGTATTCCATTTACTGCCGTCTTTTATGATGATTTGAGGGGTAGGACAGGAGGTAGCTAAAGCAATGCCGTAAAACGCATTTAAAAGCAAATTATTCATTATAAGCTATTTTATCATTCTTTGCTTTACGGGTCAATTCCTTTTTACGGTCTTTAAATACAATAACACCTTTAGATGAGATGGGTTTACGTATTAACTCATGGGCTTGTTTAGGAAGTTTCTTTTTTTTCATTGGACATGTCCTTTAAACCCTCATTGCTATTATAGTAACACTTATTGTAAAAAGTGCATTTTCCGTACCCGGTTATACAACTGTTTAGGTTTCTATTATACACCTTATTCTTCATTGCTACGTTAATATGGTCAAAGTTTTCTAATACAATTTCTTCTGTACGTGCGGGTATTTCGTTAATTAACACTTGTACTCTAACTTCAGGGTTAATGGTTTCTGTCCACTCACCTTCACAGCGGGTTGGTTTACCTTTTGCATTAACGCCCACTTCATTATTGCAACTCTTAAAGCGTGTACCACTACCATCAAACCCACACTTCTGACAAATTTTGGTACGGTTTTTTACCACTTGTTTATTAAACACAAAAAACCCAGCTAGTCTGGTTTTAAACTCATCACTTAAAATATGAGTGTATAAGCTAAGTTGTGGCGACCGCAATACCTCATCTGCATCATAATCCCTAGTGCTAGTTTTCCAATCAGCAATAATGGGCAATGTATACCCTTTATATTCAAATACAATATCTACATAACCAATAACACTATCACCCTCAGAATTTTCTAATTTTACATATTTTTGAACAGCATGAACTTTAGTGATATTAGGGATAATTTTAGTTTCTAAAGCATCAATCATTAGGTGTCCTTTTCTAAATAAGGATAACCAAATTAAATGATTGTATCTTTCTTGTTCTTCTTTTTCTAAGTTATCGTATCCAAACTCATTACGTTTTTCGGTTAACATGTAATGATCTTCTAATACATTAGTGAGATTGTATTTTGTTTGGTGTGTGTTAATATCTTCTGGTAACAACAGTTCTTCGTCAAAATCAGTTTTTGAATAGGCAATTTCAGTGCATGTCGGTAGGTATGTTTTAGTTTTATTAATATCTTGGAAGCGCCAAAAATAATTAAAGGTGTCCTTTGGTTTTTTTGTGGGATCTTTAAACCGTGTAGTAAAAGCCTGGTCAATTGCCGTACCAAATAATAATCCCGCGCCTGTAGTTTTAGCCCTAAGTTTATCTACGTAATGGTATTTCCATTTTGTGGGACATTCCATCCACTTTTGGGTAGAGGAATGTGAAATAATATTAGACATATGTCCACGTATATCCTAAATAAGTTGCTTGTTGTTTACATAATCTAGATATTTTATTTCTAGATACTTTTTCTTTTTTATGCGCCACAAACAACGATGAATAAATAATTTCATCTTGTTGGTTGTATTTTTTAATTCTTATTGGTGTTTTAAATTTTTTTAAAGGTTGATTTTTGTAATGAAATACATAATTACGACATTTTAAAGATTGTCCCGTTAAACTATTACTAATTGAATCTAAAGGTATGTTTAATTTTAAAGAAGCTTCTTTTAAACTAGAATAATGTTGTTTTTCTAAAGAAAATACATTGATTGAATAAATAGGTTTTAATTTTGGGTGTTTAAATCCGTTTTTATATTTATTTTTCAAAGTGTAACTTTGACGTTCACGCTGTTCTTTAGTTTTTTTAATTCCTTTAACTGAACCAACATAAGGTAATAATTGTTTTGGTATTACACCTTTTTTAGGAATGTACCTTTTAACAAACTTATATCCCTTTTTATTACCATCACCACCGTCTTGTAAATTAGTTAATTTAATATTATTATCTCTAAAAAATTTAATAAAATATTTTTCTTGTTCTAATAAGAAATTTTCATCTTCACTTTCAATCAAAGATTTAATTAAGGGGATTTGAGGTGAAATGTGTTTAATCCAACTTTCGTTTTTATTTAATTTTTTCTTCTTTTTACTGTTAGAAATGTGACAAGCAAGTCGTTGTTTTAAAGAACCCATTGTTTTACCCACATATTTTATAATGTGAGTATCAGGATTTAATAATACGTAAACATAACCTATAGACATTACCAACTTTCATTAAAAGGGTCTGGTTTAGTGGGTGCAGCGCCGTCTGAAAATAAATCATCAAGGAACGTGTCTACTTTTTTGTTAATAAGTTCATTTTTTAATTCAACATAAGTAAACATAGTTTTTTGAACTTCAGTTACACTTAAAGGTTTTGATATTTGTTTTGTAATCGGCTTGGCGGGATAAAACATACCTTTACGTAACATATACTTATTTAATAAAATACTTAAATTTGTTTTTAGTTCTATTCTAATTTCTTCCCATATATCAGTTAAAAACTGTTCATTAGCTAACACAACTTTATCACCAAACGTATAATAATGTTTAAATGGTAATGAAGAGTTAATAAAAGCAACCAAATTACTATGATTTGAAAGAATTTTATTAGTTAAAATTTCTTTTAATTTGTGTTTATCAATTTGTTTTGTTTCAATGTTGTTGTTTTTAATATATTCTTGCATTCGTTTTTTAATTGTTGCCGGTAAATATATTGATAAGAAACAATCATCATTTTGAGTTAATTGATAATACCACCAATGTTCAACAGAAGGAAAATGCTCATCATTATATACAAATGAAAAATAAGCAAAATTGGACATATATCTACCTAAGCAAGTTTGTCCTTTACTATAAATATTAATATGGTCAACACCGTCTTTATTTGGGTCAATCATCTTTATCCTCAACAATTGAATCTACAACACTATTTATGTTCTCTTTTAATTCATACTTTTGAATACTTTGTAATAAATCTTCTTTAGTTGTGTTAATCTGCCAACAAGCTAATTTATTACTAAAAGTAATTGTTACTTTAGAATCTCTAATATAACCGTAAAAATAAAAAACATTTACAAATACACTACCATCATTACACATAACACTCATTGTAAAATCAGAAATCATTGATTCATTCTAGATAAAGCTGCCCTTTTTTGTTTTCTGTTTAACGAATCTATAAACGTTTTTTGATTTAAATGTTCAATTTCGTGTTGCATAACTACGGCTTCTAAACCATAAGCAACAACGGTAAACTCTTCACCGTGTCGGTTTTGAGCTTTAACTGTCACTTGTAAACTTCTAGGAAGCTTTAAATACAAGCCGGGAAAAGATAAACACCCTTCATCAATTAATTGTGTTTCTTTTTCCTGTTCAATAATAACAGGATTAATAAATTCTAAAATTTCTTTTTTGTTTTTGGCAAAGTTATTAACGTTTAAAGAAATAAATACATTTTTATCACTACCCACTTGTGTTGCAGCTAAACCCATACCATTACTATCAAACATAATAAGTTTCATTTCATCAAGTAATGTATGAAGTTCTTGATTAAACTCTGTTACATTTTGAGTTTTAACAGTAAGATTATCGTTTGGATATGTAATTAAACTGTATTTCATTTTTCGCTTTTTCCCAGCATCCAATTCCAGCAACACGGCTCTTGATAACAGAACATTATTGCAACTCACCATTAGCATTAATGGTAAAATAACAAAAACGACCATCTGTTGTTGCATAATTACCAGGACCAAGTTTTGTTAAATGGATTTTTGTGCCCGATGCATATACAGCATACAAAATATTATCAATTTTCATAAGCAACTCAGGGTGTGCAACTACAATTGCAGGGCATGGGTCAACAAACTCAACTACACTACCATCCAACCCATCACTGCCGTCAATACCGTTGGCAACAAAGGTTGAAGAACCATCTGGGCAGTTAATATAAGATCCTAAACTGTTAGAGCTTACAGTGCATGGCGCAGCGTTTGCTCCGTCACGCGGATGCAATCTACCACATGAACTAATAACTACAAACATACTCAAAACAAGCAATACAGAACTTAAAAATACTAATCGCATATATATCTCCTATTTATACTTCATTATACTACACTTTACCAACCATGTCAATTAACTCTTGAACTGTTTTATTAAACTGAATTCTAATGTTAACGCTTGGTATTAATAAGTGACTTTCCCACACGGCGTTATCGTTAATTTGCTCATATTGAATGTATTCTTTTCTAGGTTTGTGTTTATTATCGGTAAAACACAATAGCCTAAAGGTGCAAGTATTTAATGTTTCATTGGGTGAACATTCTTTATCTAAAAACTGTAGAAATTCTTGTTTTTGTTCTTTTGTCATTAGTATTGTTGTTTTGGTAAAGGTTTTGTTGTGTCAATTTCAATTGTAGGTTGTGGTTTAAACTCTGGCTGATACTCAGTTTCTAGTTGTTTTAATAGTAATGCAATTACCAGCATACACAATAAAAAATACAGTGGTTTCATTTAGTTTCTTTCTTAATTTGTTCACCAATACAATCGTGCAACGTTGCTTTGACGTAGGATTCGGCTTGTTTAAAGTTAAGTTTTTTTACGCCCCAGTATTCTTCCGCCACTTGATATGGTTCATCGTAAAGCTTATCTAAACAATTGTTCTCAGCTACATGGTAGGCTTTATATATAAATTCTTTACGTATTTTTGGAATAAACATAATACTAAGAGAGGAAAAGTATCCAATTAATGTAAAAAATACAATCTTTTTCATATCAATCTCTTTTATCTACCGCAAAGGTTAGACTATAGACCGACGGTAATTTTTTTACTGGTACAAACGTCTTGTAATGAGCACCACAAGACTTAGTTAAACACGTTTCATGTTCTTCAACAGATAAGTTTGCACTACCATTATAATACAAAAGTTCTTGAGAAGTAAGTGTTTTCATAGCTTGTTGACGCAACTCAATTGATTTTTGTAATTTTTTACGTCTTAGGGCAACGAACATTGCTCCGCAATCTTTACATTTAACGTAATTTAGTTTACTTTTTGTTGGTTTTTTCTTTTTCATATTCTTTACCATTTGTTTTTATTATCACCAAAACGATTAATTAAAGACCAAACAATGTCTTGAGCCTGTTGATGTGCCAAGTTTTTATATTTGTTTGTATTAGAAAACAAATTAAAAGGTTTAAGTTCTCCATGTGATTTAAGTTCATTTCCCATTAACCACACTAAAAACCCTTCAAGCTTCTTTTCATCAAAAGCTTTTTCAATTTCCATCATAGTGAGAGTATAGGCATCTTTTTCAACATCGTAAACAATTTTGTTTAAAGAATATTGTTTAGTGGCTTTGATAAGAGTGTTAAAGTTATTCATACAATCCTCTAAGTTAAATCTAAAAACTTTAATATGTCTATTTCTTCTAGTATAATTATAACTGTTTCTATAGAAATATTCAAGTTATATTGTATTTCTTTTGTAACAACGTGTTCAATCGTTTCTTTAAACTGTTCTTTAATATCTTGATGGTATTCAACAGGTTCGGAAGACATAAAATTTTTATATTGAGTATAATAATCTTGACATTGTTCAACAATAAACTTTTTGTTATGAGATAACCATTTAATTGTTGCGGTTTTCTCTTGTTCAAAACTATCCATTAATAATATCCTCTACACATCTATCAATTTGTTTTAGTTTAAAAAATTGCAATGTTCCTTCTAACCAACTTGGGTTTCTTATATAAAAACAATTATTTTCAATAACATCTTTTGCTATTTTCTCATATGTCCAAATGTGAGAATTTTTGGTTAACTCACTTATTTGTGCAATTTCTTCTGATGTAATACTTCCTTCATATTTTAATGAGGGTAAATCTACAACAAATTTATGGATTATTTTTGACATATTCATTTACCGCCACAGCTGATGCCTGAGAAGTGCCAGACATACAAATATGTTTATAGCATTTATTATTTCCATTTACAACAGTGGTTACAATTTTATTACCATAGTTTGAGTGTTTACTATAATTTCCAATAATGTGTAGATTTGGGTGTTTAATTCTTTTTTTATAACAAGCGGGGTATGTATCACATTTTTCATTTAAGTTTAACCCTTCATTGCCTGCGGCTATAAAAACTTTTGTATTGTTGTTTAGTAATTCTCTAATAGTTTTTTCTTCAAGGCCGATGGTTGTGCCTCCGCTATAGCTCATATTAACAATGTCGGGTTTGTTAGTAACTAAATCAATTAAGGCCTTTTTATAGATATGTAAATTAAAATGAGCCATGGTAAACCCAATATTTAAATTTTGCATCTCTTCATAAAACCAACTAATTTGTTTTGTTTTTTCATAAAATATTTTCATCACTTGAATACAAACTTTTGTGGGGTCTAAGTCTTTAACGATTATACTAGCAATGTTTGTACCGTGGCCGTGGTCGTCGGTAAGAGATGTATAGGTATAGTCTTTACTACCATCTTTGCAATAGTATTCTTTAAGGGTGTCTGGTGCAATACCAGTGTCAAGAATAGCAATTTTTAGGCGTGTCTCTGTTGCATACAAAGACAAGGGCAAGAACACAATTAATTTAAGTAAATTTTTCAACTTTAATACCAGCCCGTTTAAGGATCGTTACGCCTTTTTTATAAACATATGAATTTAAGTATACCACACGTTTAATATCTTTGTAATTAATAATATTCTTAGCGCACCCTTCACACGGTTGATGGGTAATATATAAAGTTTTATCTTGACCCTTGCTAGCCGGGTCCCTTAACAAGGTGTTAGTTTCCGCATGTAAGCAGCCACATTGTCCCGGTTTATTAGGGCCGGTACACCCGTTTTTTTGACCGCTTGCATTACCATTATAACCAGTTGAACAAATATTTTTTGTTGAGTTAATAACTAAAACACTACCAACTTTCATTCTAGAACAAGTAGATCTAGAAGAAATGATTTTAGCTACCTCAATAAACATTTGGTCAAATGATGGGCGCATTTTTATGCAACGTTGGTTTTATCCAATTCAACAACAGGCTGTTCAACTTCGCGCACACGAGTTTCTTGTTGAAACAAGACACCCATACCAACCAACACATTCTTAATTTCTTTCATACGAGAGTGAGGATTGGTTACGGTGCGGGTTACTAAAACTTCTTGTGTGTTAAGGTCTACAATCTCATAAACGCCGGTTGTAGGGTTATCTAGCACTTGCACCATTTTTGAATTGGCAAGCATTCCCTTAGAAACCCGAACACCTTTATCATTCATTGAATAACGAATTCTAATCATAATAATACTTTCTATTTACACAGTTTTTCTAATCTATCAATTTTTTCTTCTAAAACATCAACTCTTATTTTCTTTATTATACCCCATTTTAATAAAAAGTCAATCTGTTTTATTAAAAGAGCATTATAACCAATTACGATTATAAACAATATAATTATTAATGTCCGATTTTTAATAGTAGTCCAATAATAACAGGTAAAGACGACATTGCAACAACACTCAACATCATCTGCATTCCATAGCTACCTTTGTTTTCTCTAGCCTTTAGCAACATCTCAAACATAACAAAGAATACAAATACAGAAACAATTAACATCATTTTAAGTATACCCCGCCTAAGTTATACATTACAAAACACATTACACTGTAATGCAATCCTACTACCAAATTCCACCACAAAAACATAAACAACCAATATGGCATTTCATTGTATGTTTCAACAATGTAGTTAATCCATAATACACTAATAAACAACAAAAGTAAAACAGAATTGTAGAGCATTAGCTCATTACACCTAACAGTATTACAAAATATGCAATTAATGCCAACACTAAAAAGAAATCTTCTCTATCCATATGTTACCTTACAAATCAAAAACTAAAACGGTCCCTACAGCCAATCCAACACCCAGCGCATTAGCTCCCAAGTCTCCCATATCCAGCTTCTCACGGCGTTCTTGAGCTTGCAAGGCTTCCATAAACAACCCTGTTGCCAGCACAGCTGGGACGACTAGATAGAGTGGGGTCTTTTTCTCTCTAAACAACCCCTTAAAGAAGTAGTAGCCGCCCATGGTAGCTGCGTAATTTGCTCCTATATGAATTGGAGTTCTGGAATCTCCGTATGAATTATTAGTTAACAACAACAATACAAGCAATAGTTTCTTCATGTTTTTATATTATCAAGTTTATTATTTGCTGTCAACTTCTTTTAACAACGTTAAAATTAAACTAGAAATTTCATCCATTTCAGATTGTTCTTTAATGCTACCTCTAGGCGCCAAATATTTTGTACCAAAAGGGTCTACCTTTTTAGCGTACATAAAATATTCACCATCTTTTTCAACAATCAAAAATTTATCTGTATTAATAAGTGTATTTTCCATGTTTTTTATTTCCTTTTGTTATATTTATCTAGCACGCTACTATACTCGTCTAGCGTCACATACTCGCCAATGTGTTTAGAAAGTGGTGTCCAAGGCATTTGTAATGTTAACTTTTCATGTATTTTATTATTTAATTCGTAAACTACATAACGAATAAAAAATAAATTAATATCAATAACAACAATAGGTTTCATTAGTTTTGCAATGCCTCTAAATAAGCAACTTCTTGTTCAATTTTAAAGATTAAATTGTCCACAACTTCATGCGTTAACTCATCGTTATGTTCAAACGAATAAGCGTCTAGCATTGTAGCAATTTCTTTATAAATTTCAATTGCAATTTGTTCTTTTGTTTCATTGTTTTTCATTAACAACCCCTTCAATATACTTAGTAGCTGTTTTATTAACATACCATTGTTCAATAACATTTGACAACTCTTCAAAAGATAAAGCAATATTATAACTAACACTATTCATTACAATATAAGGTGTCTCATCTGCCTCAATATCCAATTCGCTAGTTGAAGTGTCAATAACACAATAAACTTCAGTTTGTTTTGTACTAGACCCTGCAACATTTTTTGTTGCTCGGTTTTCTTTTACAGCAACAATAAGTTTGGGGTTAATGTATACATAGTTTTCTGTATTAACGTAGTGTGACCAAACCGGCAATTTAATTAGTTTGTTTTTTAATGATATCATTTTAATGCTTTTTCAATAACAGTTTCAACAGATTGTTTTAACTTAACACTATTAACATAATTGTAAAATTCTTCAACCGTGCAAGTTAACTCTAATTCTTTAACTCCTTGTAATGCATTTAAAAAAATCATACTTTTTGTATTCATTTGCAAAGATTGGTTCGCTCTCCTTACTGGTTGAACGGTGCTAATCATTGATTCATTAATAATAATAGGAAAATTATAACTTACCATTTCTTTTGTTATATAAATTAGCATATATTATCCAAAAGATTTACCACAACCACACATACTTCCTGTGGGATTAGTTAATTCAAACCCTTTACTATTAACCCCGTCTTCATAGTCTAATACAAAACCAAATAACATACTAGCAGATTTTACATCGGCTACAACTTTAACATCACTGTCTTGGTATAATACCTTATCATTATCGTTTATAACCGTCTCTAATGATAGTTTTGTTTGGAGGCCCTTGCAACCCCCTCCGGAAACTTGAACGCGCAATATAGAGGCATTTAAAGCCTTTATACGGGCAATGGCGGATTGTGTGGCATTAATCATCATAACAAACTTTCTGGAGAATATTTTAAAACATCAAGATAATTAGAATATGGACAAATATACAAGTCGTTAATTTGTTGTTTTTTATACCAATAACCATCATTGGTTACACAAATATAAGCTCCACTTTTACCACAAGATGTTAAAAGCAATATAATTATACCACAAGATAATACCAACCACAACTTAAATATAAATGTAAATAATTTAGTCATTCAATGTGCAATCTACGCAAATAATACCTTCTTCAATAATATCGAAAGTTTCACCTTCTTCATTTAAATCATGTTCTTGTCCACAAATAATACAAGCATTTTCTTCATCTGGTTTAATGTCTGTTTGAATATGTTCGTACAAGTCTTTGTTATTTTTCATGTTTTATTCCTGTTCATACACTTTCTTTTTAAAAATTTTCTCTAAACAATCTTGTTCTGGTATGTTTGTTGCCATGAAACTTGTTGGACACCCGCTGTCGTCCTTGCTGTCGTCGTGGTCCCAATCCATAACACAATGTCCTAATTCATGAAACAACAAAGATGTTTTTTCTAATTCACTAGAATATTCCCAAAAAGACCGTAATATCTCTACTTTACTTTCATAAGGATAACATGTTCCTACAGTCCAACGTCCTTCTAATTTATCCACTATGTGAATATCGTTAAAAGATTTTACGTTGTATGTGTCCTCAAATAGTTTAACATAAGGCACAATATCTGCATCAACTTTTACATCCTCAATGTTGCGAACCTTAGAACAGTGACAACAAGTTAAAAGGAATAAAAAAGCTACATACTTCATTTTGGGATCTCATCTCCAAAATCATAGGGGCAATTTCCGTTTACCGGAGCATATACATACGCATCTTTTGTTGTGCAAAAAGAATAAAACTCATCGGCACCGGGTTGGTTTGCCGTGCATCCAACCAATACAATAAGCAATGCGATTGCAATAGCCCACATAAGTACACCAAAAAAGAATTGTCCTAATGCTAATTTAAAGCCGTCCGATACTTTCATTTTTCTCCCCTTGTATATAATAACAGTATCACAAATAATTTATTAAGTCAACACCTTTTCAATATTTTTATTTACTACGTCTACAATATACAGTTTAAAAATGTCTTTTGTATAATATCCCATATAAAGATGATCAACCAAACGCACACCATCTAAATAACTATCATTAACTGTATATATTTTACCGGGCACAAGTTTACGAAAATGCTCCGCTACTGTAACCCTATCACCCGGCCTAAACATCATTTACCACCTTTAACTAAGGTTAGTTTAGGGCGTTGTTCCACTTTAATTGTAAACAACTCATCCATAATACGGTCAATGCGTTCTTCTAAAGCGTCCAACAATGGATCTTCTTCAGGCAACACATCAACTAGTTCCTGCATTAATGCTATTTCGTATTCAATTAATTCAAGCTCAGTTTTCATAATTGCTCCTACTAATATTAATATCCTTTTAAAATTTGTTTTACGGCATTCAAAAACTCGTCTTGTTGTTCTGGTAAAGAAAAATCCCAATCTTTGCTCACGCCGTTAATCTTATAATGTGCCGTTACAAACTGTTGCTCCGTTGGGTTTGCAACACACGTATAAAATTCACAAGAAACACCTTTAGGCGTGGTAAAGTTAAGCCAACCCTTACCATGTTTAAGTGTAAACCTTGTTTTTTTAACTGCTTTTTTTAATTCTTTAAGCCACATATGTTTATATTATCCCAATGGTTTAAGTTTGGCAATACGCAATGCGGCACGACGTTCTCTAGCCAAGCGGTTACGGCGTTCATTTTTCATAAGCAAATGTTTTTTATCGTTTTCACGCTGTTTATCTTGAGCAACAAATACTTGTTCAAGAGTTTCAAATTTATCTAAACTATCAACAAAAGAAACAACTTCGTTAACTTCAATGTTTAATTCACGCAATTTGCGTTTTACATCGCGTTGATGTCTTGCCGTTGTATTAGAATATGAATAATTATTAAATACAAGAATACCGTCAAACTCTTTTAAAAAAACCCACCAATCATAAGATGTTGCGGTTTTATTTACAACATCGAGAGTTACACGATTAGAGCTATTAGTCCAAACTTTAGCGCGTTTTTTGTATTGCATAACTATCCTCTATAAATATAATAACAGATATATTAACAGTGTCAATTATTATTTTTTATCGACCACATTTATCATTTTGCCGAGGGTTACCGTTTTAAAACCATATGCATATGTGTATTCTTGGCCGCTTCTTAATGCTGCATCAAGCGAATCAAAGTGCCGTGGCGATAGATAAACGTGTCTGCTGGCATAATCAACTGCCGCACTAATATTATCGAACGTTTGAGCAGCTGAATTTTCTATCTGTACTGTGTATATTGGTAAAGTGTGTTTCATATTTATTTCCCCTTCGCTTTGGCGATTGTTAATTCGGTGTCGTGCCCAATCCAATTAAAAAATATACACTCATTTTTGCCCCCAATTAGAATAGCAGATATAATAGCATCGTCAACTATTATTTTTTAACTAATACAAATTCGAGTAGGTCCCCTTTTTATTTTACTTTTACAATATAATGTTTCTTAAAAGTTAGCATAGGAAACGGGTTTAGATGAAGCACACCCGATTAATAATAGAACGACCGCGATATAATACATAAGCTATAGATCTAAAATTTCCAATTTAATTTTATATGTGTAAACCGTTAATTTATTTGTTTCAATTTGTTGCAATATCTCCGGTAAAAGCAAACGTTTATCTCCATAAAACGAAAAATCTTTATTCGGAGTTTGCTTATCAACCCAAATATCAACAAAAGACCCTGTCGTTTTAAACCCAATTAATTTACATCCGTTAATATTAAACGCTTTTGTTAAATCATTTTCTGGAACAATAAAAGATAAATTGTAATACATATTAATAAGCATCCTCATTTAAAGTTTGGTGTAACGTGGTATTTAACGATTAACACGTATTCGATAGCCGCATATAGAGCGTCGTCCTTAATATTAGGACTAATCGTCGTACCACTATACATGCTAATTAAACTATCCTTTAATTCATCGAATAATGTATTTATATCCCGCAATTCAGAGCTATGTTTAAGCTCTAGTGAACACTCTACGAATTCGATATATTCGCCCATATGTTTAATTTCCTTTTTCAAAAGTTTGAATTTCGATAATGCGGTATGGTCCGTGTTCGTAAACAATTCGTTTGTTCATATTTATTTCCCGCCTTTGATTCGAATCGAAACATAATGATGTAGTTCTTCATGGTGCGCGTCGTTAATCGTTAACGCTTTGTCCGCCTCATTTACCACTGACGAAACGTCGTATTCTTCGGCAGCTTGATCCAATGCATCTTCTAATGCTTCATGTTCCGAATTCCCGATGCCGGTATATACGTCGTCAAACCTAGTGAAAGAAACGCCGCATCCTTGGAAATATTGTTCATGTTCAATACCGTGATTAACAGTTTCGAATTCTGCTATGCGTTTCATAAGTACCTCTATAATTAATATACTAAATATAACCCAATAGGTCAAACTTTATTTAAAGGTCCGCCGCAATCGTCGCACACCCAATACCCATCATAGTTAATCACTCCATGTGTGCGTTGTATCGCCAATGTTGACAAACTCATACTTAGACCAATAGCCGCTAATACTTTCACCCTTTTTTACCAAATAGCCGTTACGTACTGTTGCACGGGCCACAACAGATTTTTCAACAATGCCACTAGATCCTAATAGCGTTACAACACTTGACGCACAATTAGGGCTTGGATCACCGCTAATTTGAGCATGGGCTAACAACACGTCTTTACCGTCAAAACCTACAATCTCATAATAGTTTACCCGTTGCATTGTAGCACCCCAAACGTTCTTTACAAACGCGCCGGGAACAAGCTTAGAGTTTAGGTATTCTTTTCGTTTAGCGTTTTGTTCTTTTTTCGTGAGCATTGTTTACCTCTATATTATTTTATTTTAAACCTTTTGCTTTATTAATTAATTGTAGCAAACCCGATTTATCATGTAAACCGTTTTCGTAAATACTCTCTAACATTTCTAATAATTCAGGCGAGGCGGCTATTAAACAAGCTTCATTGTCGCTTACAGTGGCAATTAATTCCCGTCCCCGTCCCAAAATATTACATTCCGTCTCGTCTCCAATGGGTTGGCATGTCCAAGGACCTGGTATGTGTTTATTCATAAATAATACTCCTATATTCAATATACCAGTTTAAAACTTTAGGTCAACACCTATATTATCGTTTGAGTACAAACTCATTATGTTTAAATGTAACAAAACCCATTGACTAAACTTTATTTATGTGTTAATATAATATACAGCTGTATTTTTAACATTTAGGTATGAGTATGTATAACCATAAAGAAGAAAAAGAAAAGGTATACGCTGAATATAACCCTGAATTAATACCTTTACTTAATAACGTTTATAACATTGCTGTAAAACAAAACGATATAGGTGTTCAAAACCTCTGTAAAAAGTGTTCTAAACTCATTGCCACTCAAGGTTACATCTCAACTAATAAAGTTAATAAATTAATAAAACTCGCGGCTAATAGCTATAAAGCTTAACATCTTTATATCAAACGCTGTAAAACATATCTGGCGGCCTAAACCCATAGACTGAAAGCCCCTAGATCGTGAGAAGAGTAACCAAACTCTTAACGCGTTACAAGACAACGATACCTTGTATCATAGCTCTCCCTAATCAAACTCTCTAATATATAGGCCCACCCTATATACTAAGGGTGATTTTTGTCTAAAAAACCTCTAGAAATTAAATAAGTATACAACTGAATAAGATATAAACAACAATAATACAATAAAATTAATGTTAATAATATTAATTGTTTATAAATGAATTGATTAATCTTAACAATATCATGTAGATAAGATAGATGGATATATGTGGAGTTAGGCCGGCAACACTCATACCAATTCAATTAACCTATCATATCAAATACTTGCCCTAATCTAACAAATAACTTAACATCGAGCATGTAACGTAAGTGAAATGCGAGATAACTCAAGTATATTAAGCAATTATCAGAGTAGTTTGTTTTATAAATAGCTCTAGGATAGATCCGTCTTCACGATCCTTCAGAATACCATAATTTTTGTATTGTTGTCAAGTAATTTATTTTATCAATTACTAGAATATTGGTATAGATCTTGCAAAGAGAATATACAAAGAGATCTTAAAGAAATAAAGATCTAAATAAAACAACAAATCTTCAGTATAGCATATTTATTAATAATAAGTCAAGTTAATATTTCTTAACTAATGGGTTAATAAAATAGGACAACATGTTTAATATATCTTAAACAAGCTGCCCTATTATTTGGCACAAGATTTGCAGAGAGGGATAATTTTACGGGCTATGGATATACAGGTATAATAGCATTAATACGCAAACCTTGTTCCTTACACTTACGCCTAATGCTACTCATTCCTTTTAGGGTTGAGGTTACTTTACCAGTAGCAACATACCACTTACCGTCACGCTGAATCATCTTACTATAATGTACAATATACATTTATCCTACCTCATCATCCGTTAAAGACTTAATAAACTTTTCAGCTTTATCTTTAGTGTTAAAGGTATCTAATACAATACCTTTATGTAACACTTGGAATATATACCCTACTTGGGTGTATACAGGTCTAATGCTATACATTAATCTACCCATTCTTTATCAATTTCGATTGTTTGAGTTTGATTAGACAAACTGTCAATAGCATCCTCATCTAAATACTTGGCACCATTCTTGCAAAACGATGCGACGTATTCGCCTTCTGTATTATGATATACAGTGCAACTAGGCTCTTCTGCTAAGGCTGCAACACTCATTAACATGCTGATAAACATTGCAACTAGGGTAAAGGTTAATAACTTTTCTTCTCTATTCATATGATCCTCTATATCTATATTATAACAATCTAAGGATTAAAGCAACACCAATCACCAACAATAAATAATAATAGTTGTTCATGCTTGCCCTATAGTGTGATAAAGTACAGCCCGTCAACCTTGCTGTAGTTCTTCTCGGGTTGTTTATCCGTTGGGGTCCACTTACCAACAGACTTAATAGATCCGTCTTTAAATACCAATTCAGCATGTCCGTCTGAATGTACTCTTAGATAGCACTCTTGATCAAACGTATCTGCCAATAGCTTGATCACGCTATTATAAGTGTTCTCTGCAACAATATACAGAGAGACTTCAGTTGATCCCTCATAGTTGCCCTCTACTAATTTAAAAGGCAGCTTATGCTTGTTAAGCAGCTGAATTAGTTCTTCAGTGCGGTGAAAATTCTCTCGCACACTAAGGGTGCTAAGTTCTGCACTTAATACAAAAGCTTGTTTTGTCACATTGAACATTGTTAACTCCTATAGCTATAATAGCACATGCTATATTAATTGCAACTATTATTTAAACTCTCTATAATGCCCTACAAACGTTCTTTGAATGTTAACCTATAGGATGCTATTCAATCCCATTGGATCTCGAAATAAGAGCCATCCTCAAGGCTACCATAGCCGATATAATGTTTACCGTCTGATACAGCCTTGCAAACGTCGCTATATACCTTAGCACCATCTACTAGTGTTGTACATAATACCTTGAACCCATCATAGTCGTATAAGTCTGAATGCTCGCATCCCTCTACATCCGTATACGCATGTACGAATGTCTTAAATTCCACTAGGCTATAATCTACTCCGAATACTTTATTATCTAGGATTTGCATTGAATACCTCTCAATTATTAATATACCACTACTTGCTTAGCTTAGCAACTACATTCTCAGCCTGTTGCTTTGTAGCGTAAGGACCTGCTACCACTAAGTATGTTCTGCTATTCTGAACGATCCACCCTACTTTAGATTGAATGATGTTGTACATATATTCTCCTTTGATATATATTAATGCATTCGGTGTGCCAATGTATCTTAGCCTCAAAGTATAGCCCCTGCAATATTCGTGCCTGTATAGAATGTGTACAGATCTTAGGGCTTGACAATGTATGTGTTGGATTCTATTGGAGATTGTGTGGTGTGTAAGGATTGGTCGGGTGTATAGGAGATGGGGGGGTACCCATATTTAAAAGTTGGCATAGACCTTGCCTCTGCGACCCATGCACCAAATATATTTTTAACATACCGTCATAAATTTAACATTTAACTATATGAAAGAAAAAAACCTCCACTCATTAGTTGAAATTTGTCTTGAATGCGGAACTCAATGTGCCCTACATTCTTACACTACGGTATTTAGTAGTGCTTTACCAAGTATTCAAAAATCAATTCAAGATAAAAAAAAGAAACAGTTAGATTTAATAAAACGTAATGAAACATTAAGATTAAAACAATTTAATAAAAAGAAACAACTAGTTAATAATATTGTATATGATAAAATTAAATGTCATTATTGTAATGAAATAAAATTAAGACTGACAGTTAAATCGAGGGATTACATTGATGAAACAGGTAGAGATTGGGTAGGAAAAAAATGTCCTAGTTGTAGAAGTATTGAATATCAAAAAAGAAAAGAAAATAGATTCAAAAATAAAAATTGTAACTATTGTAATAGTAACTTTACTGGTTTATACAGTAAAAAATATTGTAATGTTGGATGTCGTCGTTCAAATGAAAATATAAAAAGAACTATTAGAAAATGTATTACTTGTCAAACCCTATTAGGTAATACAACCCGTTTAAAATGCTCTGCCTGCTATGTTCCTAAAAAAACATATCCTAGTAAGTCTAAGCCACCAAAAGCTGCGTATAACCAAACGTGCGTTAAATGCGGGGTTGTTTTTTTGGTCGCCCGGAAAAAGAAGTATTGCTCTCAAAAATGTAATAAAAAAGCAAACACTAATCCAGCATTACATAAGATGTATAAAAAGTTACGTAAGAGAGCGGTAAAAAAAGCTAAACCTAAGTGGTGTAAATGGAAAGAAATTGTTGAGGTTTATGTTAATTGTCCAGAAGGAATGGAAGTAGATCACATTCATCCATTAAATCATCCTGACGTATGTGGGCTTCATGTCCCTTGGAATTTACAATATTTATCTAAAGAAGATAATAATAAGAAATCTAATAGTTTTGACGGTACGTATGAAAATTTAGGTTGGAAAAAGAAATCATGATAGTAACTTCTCAACACTATTATTAATTTTAACAAGTTTAACAGTTTCTAATACTTCAGGCCAAGTATATTTACCAATACCCCAATCACACCCAGCTTCATAATGTTCGAGTATATGTTCTTTAGATGCTTCTTTGTATAATATTTTATGAACTTCGTAAGCTTCATCTATAGTTAATTCTATGTCTCCTATTAAACCTCGATGCTCTGATATAAATTTAATATTCATTTTAATAACCCATCAACATAATCAGTTGTGTGTTTGTCGTTTATTTCTTTTTTTAATGTTAGGGCTAGGTCGTATTCTTCTTTTAATAACCACCACAAAATATGTGTGTCGAACAATTCTCCGTATTCTTCAGATTCAATTTTATTTTTAAATTCTTTTACGCTCATGGTTTTATACTGGCTGATCCAAATATATTGGTCAGCAATATGTTTAATAATGTACAAAGCTTCTTCAAGGTTTTTCACCATAAACTTTGTGTCTTTATTCTCTGTACAAAAATAAAAAGTCATTTTAATAACCCGTCCACTGCCCTATCGACATTTAAATTGGATACATATTTTTCAATACTATCGCTATCTTGTGTGTTTGTTGTATATACACTATGATCATACTGTATAGAACGCATGTGGGCCTCTATCCTCTCTTGTTCGAGAAAAGGAAATACTATTTGTATCATCTCAACATAATCTTCTTGGTTCATATAAACAACTTTTCTTATTGTGTTGTTACTTTCGTATAAAATGATAGTGATGTTCATTTTAATATTTCCTCTATAGACCTATCAATTTTTTCATTTAATATCAAACCTTTAAGTTTATCAACATATGTCGTATCTATTGATATGCTATTGTGTGAACGCAAAATTTGAATAACGGTTTCTTTATAAAAATTTGTTGGAATATTATACACTTGATTTATTAAATGTTGTATTTGTTCTTCAGTAAAATATCCAATTGTTTTTACTTCGTCTGTTTTATTATCGTAATATGTCCAAGGATATAATTTCATTTTAACACTTGCTCTATAGAATTGTTGATGTTTTCTTGTTTTATTTTCACTACTACCATTAATCTTTTATAAGAACTTTTATCGTCTGTGTGTATTGTAAAACTTCCCGTTTTTAAATCTTCTTTCCAAAAAGATTTATAATCTTCAATATTTCCCCATCTACCATCGTTTAAATTAAACACATATTGATATTCTTCTTCTGTAATAAACGTTCTAAGCACTTCATTTTCGTTTTTATCATTTACAATTATTTTTAATAAATTCATAAAGTGTCAATATATTTATCAACTTGAGTAGACATACGCATTTGTTTTAAAGCATCCTCAACAATTTTAATTTCTCTTTGAAAAATAGAACATTGTGTTTTTTCAGACATTCCTCTGGCCCACTCATCGCTTTCTTTTATCAACGGCAGAATATTTAAATATTCTTGTTCTGTGCATCCAAAAATAAACGTCCCACTCATACTAACAAAACGATGTGTATATTTCATAACATATTTATAATTTTCCGGGGAGAGGTGAAACCACTGTTCTCCATTAACCCTTTCACCCACAGCATTTCTTTTTATCATATCTTTTAATATTATTGGGGTAGTTTTTTTGTATATGTCGTTAGAAAATTTTAAACGTTTTAAAATACTTAATATTTCATTAATATCAATAGGTTCAAATCGTTCAGATTTACACACATCATTTACAAAATAAAATTTCATAACTTATCTACGTAATTATTAACCTTTTTATTAATCATGAAAGTTTTAAATGTTTTATAATCATGTTCAGACATTGTAATAATCTGAAACGTCCTTAAAGGCTCTAGGCTGTCTTTTCGACCGGGTATGTAGTACAACCCATCCACCCTACCAGGAAAATGCATTTCAAAGGCATTTAAATCGTTTATATGGACAATTTTAACGTTGATGCCATAGCCCGTATGCAAGTCTATAACACAATATCCAAATAATAGCAATGATCGTTCTACAATTAGGAATAAAAAGCCTAGGGGTATAATTATAACTGCGGCAAATAATAATAAAATTAAATCTGCAAACACCATTCCTACATGTTTTAAGTAATTCATTAAGCTATTATATAATAAAATGAGGTTGAAATCAAATAAAAAATATGTTATTATTAGGTATGATTTTTAAAACTACACATGGAAAAATTATCGGGGAAGTGCCAGACGGTGTTGGAATGGAAATAATGGAAAGTTGGAGACAGGAATTTTATCCTGGTACTGTGCCTATTGGTTATGCTCCTGAAAAACATTTTTCTCAACCATGTTCTATGGTTTTTATAAAAAAAGAAGTTGACGAATATTATCTTAAATTAAAAATTGACAAAACTGTTGATATTATTATAGAAACATTATAGTATGACATTAAAAGAAAACGAAATTATTCTAACTTATTATGAAGATAATCCTTTGCAAGCAACGGAAGACACGGAAAGACATGTAATTGATATTATTAATCAAGAACAATTAACAACATTTATCGATATATTATGTAAAACAATATGGATAGGTGATAATTTTTCTACAAAACATATTGACCAAGTTATGAATCACATGGCAATAAGTTTAAATGACAAAGAACTTGATGTGTATGAAAAATGGCAATTGTCAAAACAAATTGATAAAAATATTAACAACATACTAAAATAATATGATAAAAATTTATTTAATAGATAAATCAGATGATTTAACCTTTGTTTGTTCTTTATCTAAAACAAAAGCTATGGCATTATATCATGTGTGGTTGAAAAAACATGTAAATAGAGAAGCTTCATTTGAAACAATAGACTATTTTGAAGCAACAACTAGTTTAAACAATCATTTATCTTTTCATGAAGATTATAAATCTACAATAGAAGAATGGCTTATTGCACAAAAAAAGATGAAAATAAATAAGAAAGTTAACAAAATAGTAGATAAATTATTGGAGTAGTTATGGTGGACATTTACGCTGGTCATAAATTAAAAATACGAGTAAGTAATGCTAAATGCATAGAATTATATAAATTTTGGTATAGAAAATATAAGGGAGTAAAACGAATACCTAAATACGAATGGGTGCGTTCTGAAATTTATGAAGAAATCAAACACGGGCAGTCTATATATGATATTGTTTTTGAAGATATTATTGACGAGTGGATTCATCAACAAAAGATGAGTAAAATTAATAGGATAGTAGATAAGCTAATATAATAGTAACATTGCGGGCTACTGATGAAAAAGAAAAAACCACAACAACAATACAAAATTCCTTTAACTAACGTTTTGGCTAAGGCGTTAGAAGAATTACATAAAAACGAATTAAAACGTAAAGAATTAAAAAAGAATAAAGAAAAAATGCAACGCATTAAAAATAATGTTGAAGATATTTTAAAATAATATGGAAGTGATCATTACATTTGAACAAGATCCTACGGTACAGAAGAGAATGGACTTAGGAGAGTTTCAGCAATATGCTGAATATGTGTATAAGACACATAATAAGAAGAACTTTACAATGGTGTATAGAGTACATGAGGCTGTATTTGTTTGTAAGTTTAATAGTGCAGAGTTATTTGAGGCTACGTATATTAAGTTTAAAGAAAATCAGTTTCATAAAAATTTAGAAAAGTTACTTAAGTAGTTTATCTATTTGGTTGTTGAATTTAAGACCTCTAAGTTTTAACACTTCGTCAATAGCTTCTACCCAAACCTCAGCCCATATATAATGTTCGTTTGCTGGAATAAATGATGCTGGGGTAAAATTATTATTACCGGGAAGAAGTTTAACCCATAGTTTAAACTCATTGTCGTTTAAAAACACTGTTTGTTCAATGTCATTTTTTCGTTTAATAATAAGTTTGGTCATTTTAAAACGTCTTCTATTGTGTTAATAATTTGTTGTTCTTTGTTATATTTTATTAAATCTAAAATAGCAGCGTGATAAATACTTCCAATAGATATAAGAATTGGAGATTCTATATTTCTTTCAAGATCTCTTTCATAATCTTCTTTTTTAAAATAATAATAATAATATTTATTTATTTTTATAAACGTATCGTAATCTTCTTGTCCATAAATGAGAAAACATTCTTGTTTGTTGCCTGCTTGTGCAATAATTCTTAGCATAATAAAAAAACACCGTTATATTAACATTTAAATATAGAGACAATAATAACTTATTATATCACAAGGTCATATGGATAGCAACTACTACAATATAGAAACAGGAAATTTATTAGAACTTTATAAACCTGGCATTATTGCGTTTATTAATGAAGAAAAGAAAGAAGCTTTTGTATCAGAATGTAAGTGTATTGCAGAAGGTTTTTTAAGACATGTTACTATGATAAAAAAAGGTGTACATAAGATTGACACCCAAGAGTTTATTAATAATAAATGTCAAGTTATTAAGTTTGTAAAGAATGAACAAATGCTAAGATATGCTTATGCGGATGTTATTGAAAGTTTGAACAAGCAAGGGTATAAAATTATCAGTAGACACATTGAATATAAGGTTAAGGGTGTGGTTGACGTTGATTTTAGAACCACAGGTAAGGGTTATTTGTATTATGTGTATCTACATGCTCAAAAAGACCCAGTGAAGCTTTTGGGGGTATTTAACAGTGCGATAGACGGGGATGCGTTCATAAAACAACACTATCAAAACAAAAGGATATCAGACATGAACATCATTGTTGCGGATAACCACCTCACCAAGTTTTACATTGACACTTATGAAGAAATGATATATAATAAGTTATTATTAGGAGTATAGAATGTCAGTATTAACTTCTTATTTTTTAGTGGCTTTATTGTTATGTTATGAAAGTAGTTTACCAAATACAGTTTTTATTAAAACTGTTAATAAAACAACAGCTATTACGGTAAATTCTGAATTGTATTTAAAACGTAATTATTTTGTTGATGATTGTTTAACTTTAGAAATAACCAAAATTTTAAATCCTAAGGTTATTGAATATGATAAAGAACAAGTTACTTTAAAAA